CGGACGGCCGCTGATGACCGGTGAGGGGCGTCGGGACCTGCGCCGATACCGGCAAGGCGCAGGGAAAATCCCCAAAACCCACCGCGCCGCCGACTACAGCAACGGCCGCAAAGGCGGCTGCGCCATCGCCACGCTCGCACTGGCGGCAATGCCCGCAGCCGGCGTGTGGGCCCTGATCGAACGGCTGGTGAGCTGATGACCGCCAACCTGTGCGTGCGCTGCGGCCGGCCCACCCCGGACGGCTACGCCTGCTCGAGCTGCGCGAACCGCGCCGGCGGTCAACTCCACGACATCGCCGACATGGCGGATGCGGCCCGCGACGTCGCCCACGGCTTTGCCCGCCGCGGAGTCAACGGCGGTGGCAGCGACCCGAGACTGCCGCTCAATCTCGCCGCCACCCAACGCCTCGACGCCGTGCAGTCGACGCTGACGACGTGGGCGCGCCACATCGCCGAGACGAGAGGGATACCGCTGTCATGAGTGGCAAGACCATTACCCGGTACATGCTGAAGTGCGATGGCCCATGCGGTCAGGAACGCGGCGGTGGCGGTGAATACGAAAACGCGATGGAGGCCCGCGCGGCCGCCTACGCGGAGGGCTGGCGATTCCCGTCGAAGGTTCTGATGAACGGTAAGACCGCGACGAGCTCCAGCGACGTCTGTCCCGACTGCCTGCCGTCCTTCGACCCGACGAGCGTTCCCGCCACCGATCCGTGGAAGAACAAGCGCGCGTCGAAGCCGAGGTGAACGTGACCGATCCGATTGCCACTGTCGCTGCTTGGCTGGCCGGGCACGTCGAGTGGATGCGCCATCGCCCAGAGTGCGACGAGTTCATGGCCGACGTCGAGGCGTGCGCGCGCATCGTGGCCGGCATAGCGCGCGGCCCGGCCTCGCAGCGATACCTCGGCCCGTGCGGCGTCCTCTGCGAGCCTTGGACCGACGAGAACGGCAAGCCGCGTACCGACTGCCCCGGCGACATCTACGCCCGCGAAGGGGCCCAGCACGGCGCCTGCCGGACGTGCGGCGCCACCGTAGGGGTCGAGGATCGCCGGGCCTGGCTCGACGCTGAGGTTCGCTCTCACGCCTTCCGCGCCGTCGAGATCGCGCAGGCCTACGGCGTCAACGTCAACACCATCCGGTCGTGGGCGGCGCGCGGGCAGCTCGTCCCGCACGGCCACGACGCCGACGACCGGCCGCTGTTCAACGTCGGCGACGTGCTTGACCTGGCCGCCGCAGACGCGGCACGACGCGCCACCGAACAGGCCAAGCGGGCCGCGCGCAGACAACGCAAAGGAGATGCAGCATGACCGATCCGGAGCCCTTCGACATCGACCCTCGGGCACCACCGGTGACCTTGGGAAACGCCGGGTGAGAGCACCTGCTTGCAAACGATCCGAAGGCGTGCAATGCTGCGCGTGAGCGGACCCAGTCCGCCTTCAGCCCTGGCGTACCAGCCGGGGCCTTCGTCGTATCCGGGGAGGTTCGATGCTCCTCGTCCTGCTCGCGCTCATCGCGTTCGCCTGCGCCGCCATCCTCGCCGGCATCCAACGCGCGTGGGCTGTCGCGCTCATCGCCGTCGGCCTGGCCCTGGTCACCCTGCCCGGCCTACACCTGGGGTAGGGGATAGTCGCACCATCCCCGGGGCTCATCACATGGGAGGCGGGCATGCCAACCCGGCCCTGCCTCGGGCTACCCGGCCGGGTATGCGGGCGGCTCACCACCCGGTCCGACTCCCGCTGCCCCACCTGTGCCAGTGCATGGCACCAGGCCAGAGACGCAGCCCGCGGCAACCGACACCAGCGTGGGTACGACGCGGATCACATGGCCAGGCGCGAAGCCTTGCTGCCCTTGGCCTATGGCAAGCCCTGTCCACGCTGCAGCGAGCCCATGCTGCGTGGCCAAGCGCTGGACCTGGACCACAGCACACCACTGCGCACCGACCGCACGTCGCGTGGTGATCGCATCTGCCATTCGCACTGCAACCGCGCTGGACTCGGTGACTCGCCACCCATCCTGCTCGCGTAACTCTGCGTGACATCCACTCGGATGGGCGAGCGTCACGGACGGTAGGGGGCGGGTCTGCGACGCGGATCTGCGCAGGTCGCAGGACCCCGGGACCCCCTCGTCTCCATCCGTGGCACCAAGCAGCACCGTTTTTGTGACACAGCGTTAATCCCTGCAAATCGCTACCCAGTGTGTAGTCACAGGCGGTGACGATGCCTCGGACGAAGAAGCCCGCGGGCACGACCGTCGACTCCCGCAACGGCCGCCGCGCGGTCCTGACACCAGTGGCCGGCGGCCGGTTCGACCCGCCGGACGGCTTGTCGGAGCAGTCGCTGGCCCTGTGGGACGCGTACTGGTCGGACACCGTCTCGACCGTGCAGACCCCGGTGGACCGCGGGGTCCTAACCCGGTGGATCACCGAGTACGACCGCTACCTGCGCACCGTCGCCGAGGCGGACGCCTGTCCGCTGGTGCTCGGGTCGACCGGGCAGCAGGTGGAGAACCCGCTCTACAAGATCGCCTATCGGGCGTTAGATGCGGCGGAGCGCTGCGAGAAGCAAATGGGTGTGGGGCCGCTGTACCGGTCGAACCTGGGCATCGCGGTGATCACCGAGCAGAAGTCGCTGCAGGAGATGAACGCCCGGTACGGGGGTGCGGATGACCACCGTCCTAGCCCCGCAGAACGCCCAGACCCCCGGGTCATCGAAGCCTGAGGTCGAGTGTCAGGCCTGCGGCTGGCAGCCGGCGACTGGCGACCTGTGGCCGACCGAAGGCGCAACTGCGGTCGACTGGATCCAGGACAACTGCATCTGCGGCGAGGGCGACTGGTACGGGCAGAAGATCCGCCTGCGCGTCGACCAGCAGCGGTTCCTGTACCGCTGGTACGAGTATTGCCCGGAATGCGGGCAGTGGCGCTACGACGAGGCGCTGCGCGGCGCCGCCACCGGCGACGGGAAGACGCAGTTCATCGCGTCGATCGTGATGCTTGAGTTCGCTGGCCCGTCGCAGATCGCGATCCCGTCGCCGAACATCCCGATCGCCGCGGCGAGCTTCGAACAGGCGGACCTGCTGTTCACGGCGGTGGCCACGATGTGCGGCGGCCGGGACCAGGTGGTCAAGGAAGCGCCGCTGTGCGGCTTCTTCGAGGTGTACGACACCGAGATCAAGCTCGCCGACGGGCGTCCGGGCCGGATCTTCCGGGTCGCCGCGGTGGCGGGCACGAACGAGGGTGGCCTGCCGTCGCTGTTCGTCGGTGACGAGCTGCACGAGTGGGGCGAGCCCGGATCGCGCAAGGCCCGCGTACATACCGTCATCGGCAAGTCGACCCGCAAGCGGCGCACGCCGCGCGGCTCGGGCCGGATCATCAACCTGTCCACGGCCGGTTTCGACCGGGACAACTCGCTGCTCGGCGACATGTGCAAGCTCGGTGACCTGGTCCTGCGGGATCCGCGGGTGAGTCCGCGGTTCCTGTACGACTGGCGGCAGGCACCGGACGCGCTGGACTACGAGAAACGGGAGGACCGGGCCGCCGCCGTGCGCGCTGCCTCCGGTGCCGCCGACGTGCTGTGGTCGGTGAACGACCGGGTGAACGCCTGGGGTAAGCCGAACATGCCGCGCCACGAGTGGATCCGCTACTACGCCAACCGCTGGGTCGACGTGGCCGAGGAATCGTGGCTCAAGGATCACCCCGGCGCGTGGTCGGCGTGCGAGGGCACCTGGACGTCGGCGCCGGAGAACCCGTTCGTGGTGGTCGTCGACATGGCGCTGAAGCACGACTCAGTCGCGGTCAGCCGGATCGAGCATCTGCCCGACGGCCGGTATGCGATCACCTCGAAGATCTGGAACCCCGACAACGGGCAGATCGACCACCTCGACGTGTTCAAGTACGTCCGTTCCCTCGCCGTGGGGTCGGCGTTCCGCGGTGTCGTGTACGACCCGCGGTTCTTCGAACTGCCGGGGCGGCTGCTCGAGGACGAGGGGATCCTCGCGATCCAGTTCGACCAGTCGCCGCAGCGGATGGCGCCGGCGTGCGGGCTGGCGTTCGACCTGATCATCGGCGGCCAGATCGTCCACGACGGCGATCCGGAACTCGCCGCGCATATCAAGGCGGCCGTGAAGCGCGAGCAGGACCGCGGATTCACGTTGTCGAAGGGCAAGAGCAAGCGGCACATCGACGCGGCGATCACCTTGTGCATGGGTGTCTGGGTTCTCAACGAGGTACCGACGGAGCCAGAAGTGGAGCCGTGGGCGGTGTGGATTGATGCGTAAGCCCCGGCGCCGGATGTCGCGCGCGATGCGGGCCCGGCTTGGCTACTTCGCCGGCGTGCTGCTCATCGCCGTCGGCATCGGTCTCGCGCTCGGCCTCGGCTGGGGGCTGCTCGCCGCCGGTGTCGGCCTGGTCGCGTACACGGTGCTGCTCTACGACGTCGACGAACCCGAGCAGGTCGAGCCGGAGGGGGTGCGGTTCCGGTGACGAACCTGTTCCGCGCCGCGGCGCGCACGCTGGCGATCCCCGGGCAGTACGACGAGCTGCACTCGTTCCAGGGCAACCAGTACTGGAACAACGTTCTCACGTCATGGGAGCCCAACCAGGAGGGCATCGGCTCCGACTTCGTCAACCTGGTCGGCCAGGCATACAAGGCCAACGCCGTCGTCGCCGCCTGCGAGTTCACCCGGATGGGCCTGGTGTCGGAGGCCCGCCCGCAGTGGCGGCGGATCCGCAACGGCCGCCGGGGTGACCTGTTCGGCAACGCAGACCTTGCGGTGCTCGAGCGGCCTTGGCCGGGCGGCACGTTCCGGCAACTGGCCGCGCGGATGGTGCTGAACGCCGACATGGGAGGCACGGCGTTCGTCGGCCGGCGCAAGGAGCGACCGGACCGGCTGATGGTGATGCGCCCGGACTGGGTGGTGATGGTTCTCGGCTCGCAGGACGACCCCGACGAAGCCAACTACGCGATGGACGCCGACCTGCTCGGCGTCCTGTACTACCCGGGCGGTCACGGGTCGGGCCGCACGCCGGTCCCGCTGCTGGCCGATGAGGTCGCCGTGTGGGCGCCGAATCCGGACCCGGTGGCCGCGTACCGGGGTGTGCCGTGGCTGTCGTCGGTGCTGCGGGAGGTCGACGCCGACGCTGCGGCGACCACGCACAAGTTGATGTTCTTCCAGAACGGCGCGACCCCGCAACTGATCCTCTCGCTCGACCCGTCGGTGAAGCGGGAAGCGCTCATGTCGATGATGCAGACGATCAACGAGAAGAACGTCGGCGTGATGAACGCCTACCGCACCCTCGCCCTGCAGGGCGCGACCCCGCACGTCGTCGGCAAGGATCTGGAACAGCTGGACTTCAAGGCGACGCAGGGCGCGGGAGAGACCCGGGTGGCCGCGGCGTCCGGTGTCCACCCGGTGGTCGCGGCGCTGTCCGAGGGTATGGCCGGGTCGTCGCTGAACGCCGGTAACTTCCGCGCCGCGTGCCGGCTGGTCGCCGACCGGACGCTGCGGCCGTTGTGGGGCGGGCTGTTCGCGTCCCTCGAGACGATCATGTGGGAGCGGCCGAGCGACGCCGACCTGTGGTACTCCGAGAAAGAGATCAGCTTTCTGCAGGAGGACCGCAAGGACGCCGCCGAGATCGAGCAGGCGAAGGCGTCGACGATCGTGTCGCTGGTCTCCACCGGGTTCACCCGCCGCTCGGCGGTGCTGGCGGTCGAGGCGGAAGACAACACCCTGCTCGAAGAGGACCCCAACTGGGTGTCGGTGCAGCTGCAGCAATCCAACAACGCACCCCCGCCCGCGGTGAACGGCTCCAAGAACGGCGCGCTGGCGGCACTCACGACAGGTCAGGGGTGATGGCCCATGCCATGGCACGTGGTGGCCGGCCACTCCGGATGCGGCAAGGGCAAGTTCGCCGTGGTCAAGGACGCAGACGGGACAGTTGTGGCGTGCCACGCCACCCGCGAGGAGGCGAACAAGCACATGGCCGCCCTGTACGCCAACACCGGCGACACCCGCCGGGCCGACGATGCCAAGAAGCCTTACGGTGACGTGCAGTACGCGGACCCGGGCTACCAGGCCGACAAGAAGAAGCGCTATCCGCTTGACTCGGAGGCGCACTGCCGGGCCGCCTGGTCGTACATCCACCAGGCCCAGAACCGCAAGCTCTACACGGCTGAGCAGCTGAAGGCCATCGAGGGCCGGATCAGGGCGGCCGGCAAGAAGTACGGCATCGAGTTCGCCGATGACTCGTCCGCCAGCCGGACGGAGACGGCGCCGGCGGACACCCTGTACGCCAATACCGCCGATTTTCACCGCAGCGGTGAGTTCATCCGCGCGGTCGCGCTCGACGACATCCGGATCCGGTCCGGCGGCACCGGCCGCACCGTCGAGGCGTACGCGGCGATCTTCGACGAGCCGGCCGAGATCGTCGACCAGGACGGCCATTACTACGAGCAGAACGACCGGGCGGCCTTCAACCGTTCGATCCAGCACCACCAGAGCCGCTTCCCGGTGGTCTACCACCACGGGATGACCCTCGCCGGCACCCCGTCGGAGCGCGGATCGGTGCCGATCGGCGTCTCGACCGAGGTCCGCGTCGACAAGCGCGGCGTCCTGACGATCAGCGAGTACGGCAACACCCCACTGGCCGACGAGGTGCTCGAGCAGATCCGCCTCGGCTCGGTCAAGGCGCAGTCGTACGGCGGCCGGTTCGTCCGCTCGGACCCACGCCGTCCCGCCGGTGGTTTCCGCAAGGGCCCCGACGGCAGGCTGCGTACCGTCACCCGGCTCGAGATCGCCATGCGCGAGTTCGGGCCGACGCCGTTCCCCGCGTTCGCGGGCGCGGCCATCACCGGCATCCGCGCCCAGCAGGTGCTCGGCGCACTCCTCACCGCCCCCGCTGCCCGCCGGGCGGCTCTGCTCGACCAGCTCGACCACCTGGCCACTCCCCTCGACGAGGCGGACCCGGCCGAGGCGGACCCCGGCACTCCGGACGCTGCAGACCCGGACCTCGCCGAACCCGTGACCGAAGACCCGGCTCCCAGCCACTCCCGGTCGATCCCCCTGAGCACGCGCATCCGCGCGGCTCGAATCGCCCGTGGATGGGAGTGAGCACGTGAAGCGTGCCGACGAAATCCGGACGCGGATGACCGCAGTCCGATCCGACATCGACACCCTCGAGCAGATCGAGGACGCCACCGAGGAAGACCACATCCGCCTGGACGGACTGCTCGGCGAGTGGGACGACCTGAAGACCGAGTTGGAGCCGCTCGAGGAGCGGGAGCGGCGGGTCGCCGAAGTTCGGACTCGGGCGCAGCAGGAAGCCAACGTGGAGCAGACCAACTCGGGCCCGGATCTGGTGGTGCGCACCAGGCGTGACCCGTTCGGCGACCTCGACGCGGTCCGCACCCACATGCTGCCGCTCAGCGAGGTCCGTACCCGTGCGGCCGACGCCGTTGAGCATTACGCCAAGCGGGACGACCACTGGGCGCTCAGCCACGACGCCGCGGAGAACGTCACCGATCTGATCTACAAGCGCGGCAAGAACTTCGGCAAGGCGATCGCCGAGCAGATCCTGGTGACCGGCGCGCCGGAGTACCTGGCCGCGTTCGAGCAGTATCTGTCCGACCCGGGTGGCTTCTCGACTCGTGCCGCGCTGTCGCTGACCCCGGCGAACGGCGGGTATCTTGTCCCATTTACCCTAGATCCGACCATTATACTCACGAATGCCGGATCCGCGAACCCGTACCGGCAGATCGCCACGGTCAAGACGACCACGACGAACGACTGGAACGGCGTCACCTCGGCGGGTGTCTCGGCGGAGTGGACGGCGGAAGGTATCGAGGCCGCGGACGCGACCCCGACCGTCGGACAGCTGAAGATCACCCCACAGAAGGCCGACGCGTACCTGTTCGGCTCGTTCGAGGTGCTCTCCGACTCCGACTTCGCGCAGCAACTCCCCGAACTGCTCGCTGACGCGAAGGACCGCATCGAGGAGACCGCGTTCGCGGTCGGCACCGGTTCGGGCCAGCCCAAGGGCATCATCCCGGCCGGCACGTCGCAGAACCGGGCCGGCACCACCGCGGGCCCGGCCGCGCAGGACGCCTACGCCCTGCAGGCCGCGCTCCCGGCTCGGTGGCGCGGACCACGCGCGAACAACGCGTGGGTCATGAACCTGGCGACGATCAACGTCTTCAGGAACACGCCCGCGTTCACCGGCGCCACCACGAGCATCGTGGACGACTCCGGCGCGATCCCGAGGATGCTCGGCAAGCCGATCTACGAGTCGACGTCGGTGGTCGGCGTGTTCACCACCGGCTCGAAGGTGATGGCCTACCTGGACGCCCGGCAGTACTACATCGTCGACCGCGTCGGCATGAGCGTGGTCTACGACCCGATCGTGCTGGGCGCCACCCGCAGACCGACCGGGCAAGGTGCTTGGTACGCTTTCTGGCGCGTAGGTGCCGACGTGTCCACCGCCACCGCCGTCCGTGTCTTCGCGACGCTGACGTAGTACCAATTCGCTAAACTGGGGGGATGGAACCCTCCTTCTGCGCGATCGACGGATGCGACAAAGAGGTGCTCGCCCGAGCGTGGTGCTCCAAGCACTACTGGCGCTGGAAGCGCTCGGGCGATCCTCTTGTCGCACGCAAGAAACTTCCGACCGGGGCCTTCACCGTCTGCACCGTCGACGGCTGCGAACGCCCTCATTGGAGCCGCGGCTACTGCGAAATGCACAGCCGCCGCGTCCGGGGCAAGGGCGATCCCGGCCCGGCCGCGCCCATCAAAAACCGGCCGCGCAAGCCCAAGCAGCCCTGCGACGTGGACGGCTGCGACCGACTGCGTCGAGGTCGGCACTATTGCCATCTCCATGAGGAGCGGCTACGCCGTTACGGCGACGTCGGGCCGGTGGAGCCGACGCGGGTCAAAGGCTCAGGCACCACGCACATGGGCGGCTATCGCCGCGTGTGGACGGCCGACGGTCGCCGCGTCATGGAGCACGTGCTGGTCATGGAGGAGCACCTCGACCGCCGACTGTTCCCGCTGGAGAACGTGCACCACAAGAACGGCCTAACGGCCGACAACCGGCTGGAGAATCTCGAGCTCTGGGTGAAGACCCAACCGTGCGGGCAGCGAGTATCGGATCTCGTCGAATTCATCGTTCAGCATTACCGCGACGACGTGCTCGCCGCGCTCTCGAAGGAGGCGGGCTAGTGCCCACCAGCACGTATCAGGTCGTCACGCAGTCCGTCACGGTCCCGGCCGACTCCAGTGGCCTGCCGAACACTTACACACTGACGGCGCCGACCGGGAAGAAGCCACTTAGCGGCGGCCATCATGATCATATTTCTCAAGGTCAGGGCGATGTGCGGGTAGTCGGTAGCTATCCGACTGGTCAGGACTGGAAGTTCGAGATCATCGGCGCGTCCTTCGATCACACCGTCGACCTCTACCTGGTCACCGCGACCGTCTGAAAGGAAACCGAGATGCCTCCAATCCAGAAGCAGGAACCCGACAAGCCGGTCGCCGACAAGCCTGACGCCGACGTCAAGGTGAGCACGGCCGGCCTGATGGGCCGGTATGAGCCCGCCGCTGCGGGGATCGACGAGCTGAAGGGCGATGAGCTGTTCGCCGCCGCGCAGGCGAAGGCCCCATCGTTGACGAAGGAGTTCGTCACCGCGTTCAAGCTGGACGACGAGGATCTCCGGAAGATTGCGCGGGGTGAGGTCTCGCCGCCGCCCGCGATCGGGCCGCTGCACACCGCCGACCTGTATCTGACGCCGGGCGGCTGGCAGCAGACCCCGCCCGGGGTGAAGCCGGAGGACGTCGGCGGCAACGCCATCTCCCGCTGACCCGTCAACTGAACAGGGAGGAGGCCAGCGATGCCGCTGTACGCAACAGCCTCAGAGTTGGCCTCCTTCCTGCAGAAGGATCTTGACACGTCCAGCGCCACGCTGGTCCTGACGATCGCGTCGGCCCGGTTCGCGCACGAGGCCGACACGGCGTGGTCCGCCACCACCGTCACCTACTCGACACGCGGCGGCCCGTACACCTGCCTGGAGCTGCCCTACAGGCCGGTCACCGCGGTCTCGCAGGTCCGGCTCAACGGTGTGGTCATCACCGGGTGGACGCTGCGCCTGAACGCGCTATACCGGGTGACCGGGTTCGGCGCCTCGTGGTCCTACCTGCCGGATCAGGTCGACGTGGATCTGACGTACGGCTACACCACCGTCCCGGATGACGTGAAGGGTGCAGTGCTGGAGACGGCGGCGCAGGCGTACGACATCCCGGTCGGCGCCGTCATCAGCGAGTCCATCGACGATTATGCGATCCGTTACGCCACGACGGGTGGCGGGCTGCAGCTCACGAAGTCCGCCGCCGACCTTGCCGCCGGCTACCGCGGCGTTCTCATTGGCTGATCAGGCGCACACCGGCACCGCGCAGCAGTAAGTCCCGTCCAGCAGCAAGCCCCGGCCCCCGCCAGGTTGGGGCTTGCGCATGTCCGAAGGAGAGCCGGTGTCGCTGTCCGTCGACAACGTCATCCACGAGAACTCCGGGACCACGGTTACCGGCACCTCGCATGTGGTGAGCCTGGTCGGCGGAGACAGCACCACGGCCGGGAACACGCTGGTCATCGCCATCTACACCCTCAGCGGCCAGGTGACGCCACCGGCCGGTGTGCTGCTGGCGAAGGCGCAGAACGTCATCACGCAGGTGTTCTACAAGTCTGACCTGGCGGCCGGTGAGACGTCGTGGACGTTCACGACGGTCGGCTCGGTGGCCACCGCGTGGTACGTCACGGAGCTATCGAACGTCGATGTACTGCCGGTGGATGCGACGGCGGGCGCCACGTCGGGTGCCCTCGGCAACGGTGGGACCGCTTCCACGGGCACCACCGCGCTGAACGCGGGGCTGTCGACGGTCGCGTTCGCCGTGTTCGGGGTGAATCTCACCGGCTGTTCGTGGTCGGGCTACACCAACGGGTTCGAAGAGGTCGCCGACGTCAACTCCGCCAGTACGGGAACGCTGGGAGTGGCCCGGCTGTTCGAGAACTCTACGACCCGTACGTTCCAGTCGACGGCGACGCTGACCACGTCCGGTAGCGGTCTCTCCGCGGACGCCGCGATGGTGGTGCTGCGGGCGGCGGACTCCCCGATCGTGGCGCCGCTCGCGCATCTACTCGGGTTCGATTGGGGTACGCACGGCGGGATCAACTCGCACAGCGGTATCACCAACATGACCAGTTCCCCGCTGACGGGGGCGCCGTCGGGCACGTTCGGCACCAACTACCTGATCCAGGCCGGGTCGGCGCGGAACAGCAGCTACGGGCTGCGGATCGTGCAGTCGGGTGCGGCGGCGTACGTGCGGTGCGGCAGCATCTCGTCGTCCTACTCTGCGGTGGGGTTCAACGTGCGGGTGGTGTCGGCGACCGGCACGGTGGTGGTGGCCGACATGAACAGCAACGGCCTCGCCGCTACCGCGCAGCTGTTGTACGACTCGTCGGCGACGAAGTTCGGGGTGCGGTGCGGCACCACCGGCACGGTGTCGTGGCAGTCCGGGACGACCGCGCTGAACACGTGGGTGTGGATCGACCTGCGGGTCAAGACCATCACATCGACGTGGCACGCCGAATGGCGCATCGAGACCGGCCCGGACACGTACACCGATCAGACGGCGGCGGACCTGGCCGGTCAGACGGCGAGCACGCTTCAGGCGACGCTGCTGCTCGGCGGCAACGCCGCGCAGACGATGACCGCCGATTACGACGACCTGGTCATGTCCACCTACTACGTGGCGTACCCGCTCGGCCCGCACGAGGTGCGGCTGCTGACCGTGGACCCGGTTGGCACCCCGTCGGTGTCCGGCACCACCACCAACTTCTCGGTGTTCACCGCGAACGGCACATTGGCGGCGTGGAACGCGGTCAACGCCCGCAACGCGGTGGACGAGGTACCGCCGACGATCTCAGCGAGCGCGGACGGGGTGACCCAGACCGCTGCGGCGGCGTCGGACTACATGGAATTTCCGATGGCCGACCCCACGCTCGGTTCGACGGAGTACATCGCCGGGGTGCGGATGCTGGCAGCTCTGGGGTCGGGGACGGGGTCCGGTGCGGGTGATTTCGCCCTCCGAGGCTGGGACGGGACGACGGAGACGGCGCTGGCGTCGGTGTCGCAGGTAACGCCCGGTTCGCCGACGGCGATCTCGGCCACGGTTCCGCGGTGGTGCTGCGCCATGTGGCCGTCCATCAACGGGTGGACGCTGGCTGAATTGGCCGCTGCGGCGGTGCGCGCCGGGTTCTCTCCCGACGCCACTCCCGACATGTGGATGCACGCCGTCTACCTCGAGGTCGCGATCGGGAAGACCAGCACCCAGCAGCTGCTCGGGGACGCCGCCGCCGCAGAGGTCGACCCGACCCGGCTGGGCCTGATGTCCACCACCGTGACCACCCCCGCCGAGGGTGGTGCGACGTTGCGGTGGACGGACACCGGCGGGTCGGGGTCGCAGTACGTGGCCCCGGCCGGCAGCTACACGAAACAGTTCGACCCGGCGTCGCAGTCGGACGTGTCGGTAGTCGAGGTGGAGTCGGACCCCGAGTTCACCGAACGGGAATAGCACCATGGGTATGCCCACCATTTACGCGGTCGGTGCTGCCGCGTCGTCCACCGGCGCGATCATCACCCCCGCCATCCCGGCGGGCACCGACGTCGGCGACGTGTGCCTGCTCATCCACGAGATGGACCCGGTGCTCAACGCCGCCGCACTGGGCGCGGTCACCGGCTACAGCGAAGTCCTCGGCTCGCCCGTCTCCCAGACAGGAGGGCTGCCGACCCGGCTGACGGCCCGCTGGCACCGCGCCACCGGACCCGAGTCGGGCACCGTCAGCGTCCCGGCGGTGACGAACCACCACTCCGCCCAGATCATCGGCATCCGCGGTGTGGTGACGTCAGGCAACCCGTGGAACGTCACCGCGGCCGGGGTCGCCAACGACACCCTGACCACGGTCACGTTCCCGGTGCTGACCACCAGCGCCGTCGACTGCCTGATCGTCAACATCGTCACCACGGGCACCGACGTCGCCTCGACCACCATGGTCACCGGCTGGACCAACACCGGGTTCGCCAGCCCGTCGATCACCGAGCAGGCCGACAACTGGACGGCGTCCGGCACCGGCGGCGGCTTCGCGGCGGCGGCCGGCGGCCGGGCCGCACAAGGGCTGATCGCGGCGACCACCGCCACCCTGACCACCGGCAACTTCAAAGCGTTGCTGACCATCGCGTTCCAAGGGCAGGCGGTGGCCCTGCCGAAGTGGAAGGGCGTGCCGGTCGGCACGAGACGGTCGACTGCCGTACACGACGCGACGAACTGGTGAAAGGGAAAACCTGATGGCCAAGGCTGGCTACAGCACGTCGACCGGCGCGGCCGTAGCACTCGCCGCAGCGACTGCCAAGGTCGTCCTCAATGTGATCGCCCCAGCGCAGTTCGGCGTCGACCTGAAGAAGTTCAGGGTGGCGTTCGACGGGGTCACCGCATCGGCGGTGCCGGTGCTGGTCGAACTGATGTACTCGACGCAGGCTGGCGCGGGGGCGGGCAGTACCGGTGGCACTGTGAACCAGATCTACGGCAGGACGATCACAGCCGGATTCACATCCGCCTACGGCTACACCACCGATCCGACGGCGCTGACGCTGGTCGATTCGTTCCTGCTTGACCCGAACAAGGGCCTGGTCATCTACGACTTCCCCCTCGGCGACACCCCCGATACGGCGGTGTCCAACGCCCTATGCCTGCGGTGCACCGCACCTGCGATTGTCAACGTGCGCGCCACCATGGTCTTCGAGCGGACCTGACCGCCAACTGAGGAGGCGGTCCGGTGGCACGTCTCGGACGCAGGCAACCCAACCGGCCGATCGTTCGCTCGCCGTCGGTCTCGACGAAGTACCCACCCGGGTCCTACGCGACGATCACCGGCCGGACCGCGACGAAGGCCGAGACGGCATCGGGAACGTCCATCACCGGTACCCTACCTACCGATCGACAGGCCGGGGACTACGTCGTCGCGCAGTTTTCCATGTCGTGCACGGTCGCCCAGTTCACCCCGCCGAATGCGGGCGACGGGTGGGTGCAGATCGTCGCACCGACGGTCAACTCCACATCCGAGATCGTCGCCGCGTACGGCATGTTCACCCCGACCGTCGCCCCCACCGGCACCAGCTCGGCTGCGGCGGGTCGGCAGACGTGCCTCATGCAGGCCTGGTCGGGTGTGGATCCGACCACCGCGATCGACGTGGCGGCGGTCCTGACGTCGGGGACGCTGCCGTTGGCGCTCACCGGCGTGACGACGGCGACGCCGGGCGCGCTGCTGCTGTCCGGCACCTGCGCCGACTACAGCACCGGTACGTGGACGTTCCCGGCGTCGATGACCGCGGTCATCAACCACACGTCGGGTACGGGCCGGGGTGCGGCGCTGGCGCAGGAGACCATCGCCGCGGCGGGGCCGACCGGCACCCGGACGTGGACGGCCAGCACGCTGCAGGCGTGCGTCGGCTACACGATCGCGCTGCGCCCCGCCCCGGCCGGCGGCGGCGGAGCCACCGCTACTCCCGCGACCGTGGCCGCCGTAGCCGCCATCGCAGCGCCGACGGTCCAGGCCGGAGCCACGGTTTCCGGCGGCACGGTCGCAGCGACCGCATCGATCGCCGCGCCGACGGTCAGCGCCGGCGCAGGGGTCACCGCGGCCACCGTCGCCGCGACCGCGGCGATCGCCACGCCGACGGTCAGCGTCGGCGGTTCCACCACGGTCTCGGCCGCCACCGTCGCCGCTACGGCCTCGATCGGCGCGCCGACAGTGCAGGCCGGTGCGGTCGTCACCGCGGCCACCGCGGCCACGACCTCATCCGTTCCGGCACCTGTGGTGCAGGCCGGAGCCAAACCCGTACCCGCGACTGTCGCCGCGGTGGCAGCGGTGGGCGCGCCGAGCATCAGCACCGGCTCCACGGCCTCACCCGCAACGGTCGCGGCCACGGCGGCCATCACCGCACCAACAGTTCAGGCCAGCGCACGTCCGGTCCCGGCGACGGTGACCACCGTCGCGTCGGTGGGCACCGTCACGGTCAACGCCGGCGTGACGGTCTCGCCGCCGACGGTCGCCGCTGTCGCCGCCATCGCAACGCCCAGCCTCGGCGGCTCCGCTTTCACCAGCCCGGCAACGGTGGCAGCCACCGCCGCAGTTCCGACCGTCACGATTCGAGCCGGCGCCGCGCCAGCACCCGTGACGGTGGCCGCGGTTGCGGCCATCGGCGGCCAGGCGGTCAAGGCCGGAGTCACCATCTCCGCGGCCACCGTGTCCGCCGTCGCAGCCATCGGCGCGCCGACCGTGTCAGTCGTCAGGGCCGTGACGTACCGGCCATTCAGCGGCGTGACGAGTCGTCCCAGTTCCGGAACGACTTCCCGGTCGAATACCGGGATCACGGCTCGCCCCGGCAGCGGCATCACCGTCCGGCCGTTCACGACCGTCACGCCTCGACCGTAGGCGCGACCCCATTTCCGTGCCCGGCTCGCCGCTTGGGATAGCCAGCGAGCCGGGCACAGCTATCCCACGGCTATCCCGCCAAGGAGAACCAGCATGGTCAAGCAGGCTCAATCCACGTTCCTCAAGCTGGAGCGGGACATCGCCAAGGACGAGCACGGCGGTGTCATGCACCGCGGCCGCTATGGCGACGAGATTCTGAAGAAGCGCGCCGGGCGCCAGCGCTTGCCCAAGGGGCTGCTTACAGACATCGTCATAGACGCGCTCCGGGCCGGTTACACCATCTCCGAGCGGGAGATCCAACGGCGCGTGAGATTCGCGGAGGTCTATCCCACGGATGCTCATAGGCGCCAGGCTCTGGCGCTTATGGGGTCCTGGTCGGCCATCGCGGAGGCGGGATTCCCATCGGTCGAGCTCGATGAGACAGATGAGGAAGTCGACGAGATCGAGGATCTAGCCGTCCCCGAGCCGCCCGAAGGCTTCACTGCCGATCCGCTGTTCGACATCCCCGGCTTCAAGCCGGTGCTCCGGATCAACGGCCGGAAGCGTGACCTTGCTGACGTGACCGTCCGCGACGCGATCGCCTACCGCGACATGTGCGAGGACATGCACGCCAACTTCGGGCGCACGGTGGCCCAGATCAAGGCGTCCGTCGAACTCATGGTCGCGGGTGCTGCGGGCAACCTCGATGCCAACGCCGTCGAGGCGTGGCGGCGCGCGACCTCGCCGACCGCGGAGTAGGGCCGCCGATGTCCACTGAGTTCCGCGACAAGCTGCTCACCCTCGGCGTCATCTCCAAGCGCACCCGGCCGATCGTGCGCGAAGGCCGCGAGCACCCGGACTCCGGCAAGCCGTGGAAGTCGGTCACCGACGAGACGGGCACCGTCACCGAACACAACACGAAAGACGACCGGGTGGACGCGCTAGTCACCCCGCAGACCGTGCGACTGACGAGGGGATCATGACCGATATCGACGTGCTCACCGTGCAGTACGAAGAGGCGCTGGAAGCGCACCGCGACGACCCGGACAACGCGAAGAAGCACAAGGCGTCCGTGGACGCCGCGGAGAAGCTCGCATCGGCCCGGCGCAGGCAGCGCGAGGCCGACATCGCAGCGGGTATCCGCTCGGCCGGCGTCGGCGTGACCACTGACGGGAGCGACGCGTAATGGCCTGGACCTCCGGTGCCGGCCAGTCCGGCATCTATGTGCGACCAATCATTGAACTGCTCAAGCAGACCACCACCACCGGCAACACCACCGGACTGCTGAACGCCTCACACAAGATCGCCCTGCACTCCAGTGCGCTGACCCCCGGTACCACGCCGCTCGACTGGGACCTCGCTCTACCCACTACCTGGGTGAACACGTCCGAGGTGTCCGGCACTGGCTGGGCCGCGGGCGGACCGACGTTCACGACGGCGGGCATGGGCACGCCCACCCTGACGGTGTCGCCGTCCGGTTCGCTGATGTACGACGCGGCGGACGTGTCGGTGGCCTCGACGACCCTGACCGCTGCGCGCGGCTGCATCCTCTACATGGACCCCGTCACCGCGACCTTGACCGACGCGATGATCGTCGCCGTGTGCTTCGGTGCGGACTTCTCGACATCGAACGGCACCTTCGGCATCCAGTGGGCATCGACGGGCATCTTCGCCATCGATTTGACGCCGTAGGGGATCTGTCTCATGGCCCGCAGACTGCTTGCGGTGTTGTTGACGGCGGCGCTCGCCGTACTCGGCTTCGCGGCCCCGGCGTACGCGGACACCGTCCAGTCGTCCTGCCTGAACACGTCGTACGTGGACGGCAGCACCAACAACACCAAGAGGACCAACTACGGCTCGTACGTCGACCTCAACATGGCGGGCACGGTCAAGATCGCCTACCTGGAGTGCGTCGTGTCCGGCATCCCCGCCGGGTCCACCGTGACCGGCGCCACCCTCGACGTGTTCTCCCGGTCCGTCAACGGCAACCACACCGTCCGCGCGCACACCGTCGCCACCGGCTGGACAGAGAACACCCTGACCTGGAACAACCGGCCGATCCCCGACGCGGCGATCCTGTCGCAGGCCAACGGCAACCTGGTCGCCGGCTCGGGCGAATGGGTGAACTTGGCCGCGCCCAACGTGACCGGCAACGGGACCTACCGCTACGCGCTCGACGTCGACGTGACGGGCACCCAGGCGTACGCCTCCGACGACTACACCACCGACACCACCCGCCGCCCGCGGGTGACCGTCACCTACACCGCGGGCGTGGTCGCGCCAGTCGCGTCGTTCACCGCCAACCCGGCCGGCGGGACGGCGCCGCTGACGGTGCAGTTCACCGACACCTCGACGAACACACCCACCGCGTGGGCGTGGACGTTCGGGGACGGCGCTACCTCGACCGAGCAGAACCCGTCGCACACGTACACCGCCGCCGGCACCTACACGGTGACGCTGACCGCCAGCAACGCGGGCGGCTCGGACGCCAGCGACCCGCAAGCCATCACCGCCACGGAGCCGCCCACCGGGCCGGTGCCGACCGTTCCGCCGGGCACCATCGTGCCCACGACCCTGGCCTTCCAGGACGAGTTCGACGGCACCGCCGTCGACACCTCGAAGTGGACAGTCACCGACGGGTGGACCGTCAACAACGTGACGACCCGGGCGGCGAACGTCACCGAGTCGGGCGGGCTGCTGCACATCCAACTCGCCACCGAGGGCTCGACCACCACCGGCGGGCACATGTACACCGACTACCTGCCGGGCCGCTACCAGCTGCCGGTGGGCGGGTTCACCGAGGCGCGGGTGTACTTCCCGGGCGACCCCACCTACGAGGTGGTCAATTGGCCGGCGTGGTGGACGTCCGGCCCTAACTGGCCCGCCGCCGGCGAGCTGGACATCGCGGAGGAGTCCGGCGGCGTCCTGACGATCAACTACCATTCGCCGACCGTCAATACCGGCACCAACCCGCCCGGCACGTACGGCGACGCGTTCCACATCTTCGGCGCGTACCGCAAGGCCACCTCGGTCGACTTCTACTGGGATGGCGTGCTGGTGTGGACCGTCGCGACCGCCGACAACGGTGAGGGTCAGGTGTTGATCCTCAACGTCGGCAAGCGCAGCACCGTCGCGCCTACCCTCGGCCCTGCCGGCGCGTTGCTCGTGGACTGGGTGCGGGCCTGGCAGTAGCCCAGCCGGGAGGGCTGTCGCATGATCTTGTACGACCCGATCACCGTGCAGCGCGCGCCCCTCGTCTCGACCTCGTACGGCAACTCGACGAGAAACTGGGCGGCCGCCACCTCGACGAACTACCTCGTGCACTGGTCGGCGCAGTCGGTGACCGAGGTCGTCGGCGACGAGGCGAAGACGGTCACCCGCGGGAAGATCTTCGGCGGACCCGACCTGGACCTCGAGGCCACGGACCGGGTCGTGTTCGACGGCGACACGTACGAGGTGGACGGCGAGATCATGCGCTCGTTCCGGCGCGGTCAGCCGCACCATGTGCGGGCGTTCCTGAAGCGCATCACCACGACGGGCACCTAGCGAGCGGGTACCTCCGTTGGCTCCGTGAAGGTCACGAAGTAACGGTCGATCCGCCCCATTGGAATCCCGTGCTTCCGCCGCATCACCACGACGGGCAGCTAGGGCTGCTCCGTCGCTCCCAGCTTGATCCACCCTGTCCAGGGGCCTTCCGTGATGAATGGCCCCGACGTCGCAAGGGGACCAGCCGGATGTACCGAATCGCTGTACGGCTGCCTGCACAATTGGCCGTCGACTACCGCAAGGCATATCTGCACGACGGGGTTTCCTTCCCAGTCGAATGACACCTTGTCGGGCCACGGATCGAATTCGTGTTGCTCGGTCATGACTGCCCTTTCCATCCGCCCAGCGTAAGCCGTCCGGGGGTGAGCGCGTCGTGCCATATGCGCTGCTGCCGGACATGGACCAGGAGCTCGTCGACTTCCTCACCTCGCACGCCAGCCTGTCCCCGCTGCACGGCGGCCGGGTGAGCACCGAGCTCCAGTCGGATCTGGTGTGCCTGCAGGTGACCAACCTGGGCGGGTCGCAGTCGTGGCCGTGGGAGGCGACCCCCGAGTTCCAGATCGCGGCGTGGGGCGGCACCCAACTGCAGGCCAACACCCTGATCCGCACCGTCGTCGCCGCGATCTACGACATGACCGGCACGGCGGTCGACGGCGGCCGGGTGGTCGGCGTGGATGTGCGTTTGGCGCCGCTGTGGCAGCCCGACGAGCAGACCGCACGACCCAGGTATCTGGTTCACACGGCATTAACCGTTTACCCCACTTAAGCCAGTACGGAGGAACTGTGACCGCGTTCGTAGCCAAAGAAGACATTCCGGTTGGGGGCGTGCTCGCCTACACCCGGGGCCAGCGGGTCGAGGCCGACGCGGTCAAGGCCAACGGCTGGGAAGACCTCGTCGTCGGCGAGAACAGCAAGGAAGCCAAGCAGATCCACGCCGAGATCACCGGCGTCCCGCTCGCCGAGGACGACGCCACCACCAGCCGCCCCGCTGCGGCCAAGACCGAGAAGGGCTGAGCCGTGGCCGTCGCAACGATCACGTCCGCATCGATCCAGTCCGGGCCGGGCCGGGTGTATTACGCCCCGCTGGGCACGGCCATCCCGGCCATCACCGCCGCCGCGTCGAAGATCGTGGCGACGTGGACGTCCTGGCTCCAGGTCGGCGCCACCGACGAGGGGCTGACCTACACCGAGTCGGCCGACACGGCGGACATCACCGTCGCCGAGTCGCTCTACCCGATCCGTACGGTGGTGACGTCCAAGTCCAGCCGCATCTCGTTCGTCATGAACGAGATCAGCGACGTGAACTGGGCGGTGGCCATGAACGGCGGTACGAACGTCAGCTCCGGCTCCGGCGCGACGAAACTGACCACCTACACGCCGCCGCTGGTCGGCGCCGAGGTGCGGATCATGCTGGCGTTCGTCGACAACCTCGACACCGAGGCGATCGTGTGGCCGCAGGTGTTCAACGTCGGCTCCGTCGAGTACGTGCGCGGCACCTACGACACGAAGGCGGGCCTGTCCGTCGAGTTCAACGCCGAGATCCCGGCGACCGGCTACGTGACGCCGTACAAGCGGTTCACCGCCGGCGCGCTGTCTCTCGCCCCGTAGTCCAACGAGCGGTGGGGCCGGGCCTCTGGCGGCGCCCGGCCCCACCTTCGCCGCCAGCGCCGCCTCAGGAGAAACCATGGCCAATCTCGGTTCATTCGGTGCCGCTGTCCGGGAACTCGACCCGGCCGGCGACCGCGACACGTTCGAGTTCTTCGGCGAGACCTTCACCGTCCATGGCGTGCTCCCGCCAGTCCTGCAAGTCCAGCTCGGCGCCGCGACCTCCGGCAACATCGAGGAAGCCCAGGGGTTGGCGGCGATCTGGGAGACCATGCGCTGCTGCCTGACCAAGCCGCCGCGCACGGTGGCCGAGTTCGACCCGGAGACGCGGAAGCCGAAGGTGGAGCCGGAGGATGCATCCCAGTTCCACCGCTGGTTCAAGCTGGCCGTGGACAACAGGTGCCAGCTCGACGAGTTGCTGAAGCTGGCGATGGCGTTGTTCGAGGCACAGTCGGGGCTCCCTACCGAAGGGCAATCCATCTCCTCGGGTGGGGAGCCCACAACTTCGCCGACCTCGAATGGCTCGTCTACACCACAGGGGCGGCTCGTCCCGGTGGCGGAGCTGCTTGGCTGACCGAGGTGTCCGGCCGGCAGTTGTGCAACCTGATCTATGTGCATCTGCGCAACCGGCAGGAGCACGCCGAGAAGTGCACGACGGAGCGGTGTACGCCGTCGTGCGGGTTCGTGCAGTTCGACCAGTGGCTGGACTCGCCGGTGACCGCGTTCGACCGGCGCGACGACGAGCGGCGCAAGGACCGCCTCGCGGGTCTGCTACGCGGTGAGGTGCCGGCTTAGGTTCAGCGCTGCCGGCGGAACAGAAAGTACCCCTCCGGCCGGCCCTTGGTGTCCTGCGTCCAACTCATGTCTTGGTACGCCCAGCCCTCGGCCTCGATGGCTTCGATCATCTCGGCGGCACCGCTGACCGACGTGGAGAAGCCTGCGCCCGTCACGGGCATGTTGATGCGCGCCACAAACACCGACCGGCCCTGCTCCCGCGCTCTAGCCGCGTCCTTGCCGAGCACGTTGGCCTTGGCGTCGTTGATCAATCCCATTGCCTACTCCTTCTATTTCGAACTCCCGTCTCAGCATGACGCATCGTGTCCAGTTGATCACAGGGCCGAAAATGGCCCGAGTCGCCGATACGACAGATCCGGGGAGGTGGCGGCGATGCAGGTGGACAACAAGCCGATCCGCCCCGAGGTGCTCGCCGCGCTGTCGCAGCTGCCCGAGGTGTCCAGGCGGACCCGCGAGGTCGCCAACGCCATCTGCAGGGACGCGCGCGCGCTGGCACCGAGGCGGACCGGGAACCTACGCCGCCACATCCGGGTGGAGCGTCGGTACAACCGCGCTACCCGTGAAGTGACCTACGCCGTCGGGTGGGACCGGCAGGCCTGGTACGGGTGGATGGTCGAGGCCGGCACCGAACACTCCCGCCCTCGCCCTCACCTCGTGCCGGCGGCGATTGCCAATGGTGCGATAGCGCCGCGGCCGGGTGAGCTGTGACCATCCTGCGCGAGGCGCGCGTCAAGGTCAAACCGGACACTACCGGCTTCGATTCGGACCTGAAGGCCCGGCTGCGGCGCATCGACGCGTCGAAGGATGGCAACCGGGTCGGCCGCAGCTTCGGCGACGGCATGTCGAAGAGTTTCACCGGCGGCACATTCGCCCGGGTCGCCGCGACGATGGCCGCGAAGCTGACCCTGGTCGGCACCGCCGCCGCCGCTGCCGCGCCCGGGGTCATCCATCTCACCGCTGCACTGGCCCCCGCCGCCGCAGCGGTCAATGTACTGCCAGCCGCGCTGCTCGCCGGGGCCGCTGCCGCCGGCACGTTCAAGGTCGCCACCGCCGATGTCGGGAAGGCCGTCACCACCGGACTGACCGGCACCGCCGAGCAGGCCAAGAAGGCGATGGACAAACTGCCGCCCGCCGCACGGACGTTCGCCGCGGCCATCGTCGACCTGAAGCCGAAGGTCGACGCGCTGCGCCAGTCGGTGGCGCAGCGGTTCTTCCTGCCGCTGCAGGACGACATCAAGCCTCTCGTCAGGCTGTACTTCCCGCTGCTGCGCGCCCAGATGGCCGACCTCGCCGGGCCGCTGGGCGGGCTGGGTGAACAGCTCGCCGAGTCGGCCCGCCGGGCAGGCACCTTCGCCGCCGTCCGGTCGATCTTCTCCAGCACTCGGGTATCCGTGATCGAACTACGCGGATCGATCGATCCGCTCGTCAAGGCCATGTCCGCGCTGGTCCGGTCCACCGCTCCATTCCTGCCCGGACTGGCCGCCGGCTTCGCCACACTGGCCCAGCGGGTCGGCGCGTTCATCCAGCAGGCCGCCGCGAGCGGCCGGATACGCGAGGCGTTCCAGGCCGCCATGGTCACCCTGCGGGATCTCGGCGGCATCCTGCTCAACGTCGGGTCGATCCTGCGTTCGGTGTTCTCCGCCGCCACTGCCGGCGGTAACAGCCTGCTCGCCAACTTCCGGGCGCTGACCGGACAGGTCGCCGCGTTCCTGAAGTCCGGCGCCGGATCCGCCGGGCTGACGTCCACCTTCCAGGCACTCGCCGCGCTGGGTCAGGCGTTGCGTACTTCTCTCGGTGCGGTGCTGCCCGCGATCGGGCAGAGCGTGCAGAAGTTGGCCCCGGCCATCGTCGCCCTCGCCGGTCCGCTCGCTCAGATGGTTGTTGCGCTCGCTCCACTCATCCCGCTCGCGGCCGGGCTCGCCGCGCAACTGCTCACCAAGCTAACCCCGGCGATCGCCGCCTTTGCCGGTTGGCTGACCGAGAACCAGGCCGTGCTGAAGAACTTCGCCATTGCCATCGGCGTCACGGTCGTCGCGATCAAGGCCGCTGCCGTGGCCACGGCGATTTGGTCGAGCGTGCAGACGGCCGCCGCGGTGGCGACGAAGGTATGGGCGGTCGGGCAGTGGCTGCTGAACGCCGCGCTGACCGCGAACCCGATCGGCATCGTCGTCGTCGCCATCGGCGCGCTGGTCGCCGGTGTCATCCTGGCGTACAAGCACTCGGAGACGTTCCGGAAGATCGTTCAGGCGGCCTGGCAGGGCATCCAGGTCGCGGTGTCGTTCGCCTGGAACAACGTCATCAAACCGGTCGTGACCGCGCTGGTCAGCTTCTTCCGCGACGTCATCGCGCCGACGGTGCAGGCGCTGTACAACAACTACTTCAAGCCCACGTTCACCGCGATCGGCTTCGTGGTGAAAGCAGCCTGGGTGGTCATCCAGATCGCCCTCGCCGCGTTCCGGCTGTACCTGACCAACGTCATCTTCCCGGTCGTCCGGTTCCTGTACAACAACGTCGTCAAGCCGATCTTCTCGGCGATCGGCGCGACGATCTCGTTCTGGTGGAACTACACCGCCAAGCCGATCTTCGCTCTGGCCAAGGCCGGCTTCTCGGCGCTCGGGACCGCTATCGCCGCTGTGTGGAAGAACGTCATCAGGCCCGTGTTCAGCGCATTCGGCGGCTTCCTCACCGGCACGGTCGCACCAGCGTTCAGGGCGGGGGTCGCCGCGATCAAGGCGGCGTGGGAGAAGGTCCAAGCCGCGGCGAAAGTGCCCGTCTCCTTCGTGGTCAACAAGGTCATCAACCCGCTGGTCGGAGGCATCAACACCGTCGCCGGAAAACTCGGCGTCAAGGACCGGATCCCGACGATTCCGGGGTTCGCGCTCGGCGGGCGGATCCCCGCCTACGCCACCGGCGGCCGGATCGCCGGAGCGCCGTCGAGAGTCGACAACCGGATCGCCCCGGCCACCATTCCCGGCGTCGGCGCGGTCAAACTGGCCGGCGGCGAGTTCGTCGTCAACGCCCGCGACACCGCCAAGGCGCTGCCGATCCTGCGGTGGATCAACGACGGCATGAAGGGCGGTCCCGCCGCGGTCGCCCAGCGGATCGGCCGGCGGCTCACCGACCGCCCCGGCGACGGCTCGGAGGGGTGGGCGTTCGCCGACGGTGGCCTGGTCGGCTGGGTGAAGGACGCGTGGGCGGCGGTCTCCAACCCCGCCACATTGATCAAGAAGCCGTTCGAGGCGATGATCCGCCGGATTCCCGGCTCGGGCATGATCCGCGACTTCACTGTCAACGCCGCGAAGAAGCTGCTGAACGGCGTCGTCGACTGGATCGGCGGCGCGGGCGGCAAGGGCGACGCCGGTAAGGCGCAGGCGTTCATCCGCGCGCAGGCCGGCAAACCGTACATCTGGGCGTCCGCCGGGCCGCGCGGCTACGACTGCTCCGGCATCGTCTCCGCCGCGTACAACATCCTGAAGGGGAAGAGCCCCTACCGGCACACGTTCTCCACCGGCAGCCTGCCCAACGGCTGGTTCCGGGAGGGTCAGCGCAACTCGCCGCTGATCGCCGGCTGGTCGCACCCCGGCCAGTTCCCCGCCTCGAGCTCCACCGGGCACATGGCCGGCAACATCGCCGGGATGGCGTTCGAATCCCGCGGCAGCAGGGGTGTCGTGGTCGGCCCGCACGCCCGCGGCGTCAACCAGTTCGCGCACATCGGCGCAGCCAGGTTCGCCCGCGGCGGCGTTGTGCCGTACCGGTCATACGATTCCGGCGGCTACCTGCCGCCCGGCCTATCGCTGGCGCACAACGGCACCGGGCGGCCTGAACCGGTCGGCGCCGGTGACGTGCACTTCCACTTCCACGGCCCGGTCGCGTCGAAGCAGGCCGCGAAGGACATGGTCCTCGACGCGTACAACGCGCTGGTGCAATCCCGGAAGATCGTCCCCGGGAGTGTGCGATGACCGTACGCGGATACGGGGCGTTCTTCGACTGGAGTCGTTCCGGCGGTTGGAGCGGCCCGTTCGAGGATGTCACCGGCTACATCACCCCCGACGACATCACCATCGAGGTCGGCCGGGACGTGTCCACCGCGGCCAGTTCGATCCCGGCGACCACCCTCGACATGGAACTCGACGACAGCACGCTGATCCTGGCGCCGGAACGGGCCGCGTCGCCACTGTTCGGCAAGGTCGAGCCGGGTGTGCCGTTCGTGTTCAACCTGACCGTGTCGGCCGCGACGACCACCCTCTATTCGGGGGTGCTGACCGACCTCGACTACGACAGCACCAACTGGAAGATGACCGCGCATGTCACCGACGCGTGGGGGGCACCGAGCCAGCAGAAGCTGTCGACGCCCGTCTATCAGGGCATGCGCACCGGCGACCTGATCCAGATCGTCCTCGACGCGGTCGGCTGGCCGGCCGATAAGCGGTCGGTCGACTGGGGTGCCACCGTCGTCCCGTACTGGTGGGAGGAAGGCACCGACGCGGCAACCGCCATCCAGAAGCTGGTCGACTCGGAAGGCCCACCGGCCATCGCCTACGTGCAGGGTGGCGTCTTCTACTTCCGGGACCGGTTCCATCGGATCACGTTGGCGGCGAGTCTGACCAGCCAGGCCCTGTTCACCCGGATCTACCCGGAGGGCACCGGACCGGGCGGCGACTTCAAAATGGCCACCGACTCGATCAACTACAACCATGGGACCGCGCACATCGTCAACACCGCACGGTTCTCGGTGGATGTGCGCCGGCCGGGACCGCTCGGCGCAGTCTGGTCGCAGGACTCGCCGCTGTCCGTGCCGGCCGGGCAGACGGTGCTGATCAGCGTGCAGGCCAGCGACCCGTTCATCGGCGCGTTGACCCCGGTGCAGACCACCAACCAGCCGGACGACGACACCCCACCGAACGGCGACTATGTGGTGGCGTACGGGTCGATCGCGTCGATGACCCTGTCCCGCACGTCCGGACAGGCGGCTCTGCTGACGATTGTGGGTGGCGGCACCGACGCGCTGCTGTTGAACCTGCAGGTTCGGGCGAGCCCGCTGACGGTGGCGCAGACAGTGCAGGTGTCCGCAGCCGACGTGTCGTCGCAGCTCACGAAGGGCATCCTGACGTGGCCCAGTGACCTGCCCTGGTGCAACGCGTACGACGCGAAGGCGATCGCCGACCGGATCGTGTCCACGTACGCCGACGCCCGGCCGGTGATCACATTCACCATCGACGGGGTCATCTCGACGGCCTACCTGCAGCAGTTCGCCACCCGGACGATCTCGGACCGGATCACCATCCGGGACGACATCCTCGGCCTGAACGGCGACTACATGATCGAGAAGACCACCCGTGTCGTTCGCGGCCTGGGTGCGGGCAGTTCCCTGCTGACGATCGTCGCGGAGCCGGTCGCACCGATCGGCAGTTCCAACCCGTTCACATTCGACGTCGCCGGCAAGGGTTTCAACCAGGGCACGTTCGCCGCGGATGGGCTCGACGACCCGGCCACCCTGTTCCGGTTCGACACCGCCGGCCACGGCTTCGACCAAGGACTATTCGGATCATGAGGAAGTCGCTGGCGTTCTACAACCATGGCTCATGGAAGGCCATGTGCCCCGAGCCGGGCTGCCTCGACGCCCGGCTGGTGTACGAGGTCAACCCGAGGACCGGCGTTCCGACCGGCCGCAGGTTGACCGAGGACGTGTGCGCCGCGGGCCACCCGTTCGAGATCGTCATGCCGCCGCCGGAGCTCGAGGCGCAGATCGTCGCGGTGTTGTCCGAGCGTGCCGCCGAACCCGACAAGTCGTGGTATCCGCGCGGCCACCAATGGGCGATGCTGAACGGCTTCCCGACCGGGCAGTCCATCGACGACCTGGCTGCCGAAAACCGTGAGGTGGCCCGGTTCCGGGCCGCGCAGGACGAAGCCCGCAAGGCGCGGCTCGCCGCCATTCTCGCTGAACACGGCATCGAGGTCCGCGAAGACGGCACCTTCGGAGGGCAGATCTGATGGCTTACTCGACGCCGTTGACCGCGGTGAGTTCGACGGCGTTGACCGCCGCACAGTGGAACGCGTCCGTCCGCGACGACATCCTGGTGACCCCGGCGGCGCTGGCCACCGCGACCGGCCGGATCTTCGTCTCCACCGGTGCGAACGCCATCGCCGAGCGGGTCATCGACTCCACCACGGTCGCCACGTCGGAAACCACCGGGTCGACCTCGTACGCGAACCTGGCCACCAACGGCCCCGCGGTCACCGTCACCACGGGCGCCCTAGCGCTGGTTTTCATGACCGCGTTTCAATCCAACAACACGCAGAACGCGATTTCCTGGTTCAGCTGTGCGGTATCCGGCGCGACTACCATCGCGGCGTCCGATGCCTGGGGCGCCGCGTTGCAGCTGTACGGCACCAACGCCCAGTTCCGGTACACATCGACCCACTTGTTCGAGACGCTCACGCCCGGCTCGAACACGTTCACCATGCAGTACAAGGTGGTGACCGCCAGTACCGGTCAATGGAAAGACCGCGAACTCGCCGTGATCGCGCTATGACGACCATTCCGACGTACGTGCAGCAGATGCGGGACCGGCAGGCGGTCATCGCCCGCAAGCTCGGCTCCGATATCGGCCAAGTCGACAAGCAGACCCGGGTGGCGAACCTGTCGCTGCTGGTGCTGCTGGCCGCCGTGATCAAGACGCTGGTCGACAAGGGCGTCATCACCGACGCCGAGCTACTGGCCACGCTGAACGCGGCCCGCGACGACACCTACGCCGACGAGCCGCTGAACCCACCGGAGGTCTGACGATGACGATCAAACGCCTAGCTGCGCTCCTGGCGGCGATCTTCGCTGTGCTCCTGGTCGGGGCATCCGTGCCGCCAGCGGCCGCGGCGGCTGTGCCGCCGCCGGCCGACGAGTGGGTCACCGTCGAGGTTCCGCCGCTGCCGTGGGAGGACCCCGCCACGGCGCCGCGGCGCACCGACCGGGTGCTGCAGTCCACCATCGACGCTGCCGTAGAGGCGGCCAAGCATCCGGTCCGGACGGGCAGCCCCCACCAGCCCCCGCCGCCGACCCCGCCGCTCGCGGGCGCGTTGGCCGGTTGCACGGGCGGGGCGTGTTTCACGTACGGCCGCATCGGCCAGGACTACGGCACGGACAAGGGGTCCGGCGCCGACATGACCATCACCACGGCGAAGCCGTTCGTGTTGTCCTACGGGCATTCGCTGGGCGAGAACTCGATCCAGTCCGACGGCAGCAGCACCGCGGACGTCGTCGAGGTCGGCTGGATCGTCGACCTGGCGCAGCGCGCCGACGGCAACCCGTTCCTGTTCGGGTTCTTCTGGGTGCATGGTGTGCCGGACACGTACAACAGCGCGGCGTGGGTGGACTTCACCGCCAACCCGATCAACCTCGGCGCGGGTCTGCCCAAGCCGGTCAACAAGCGGTTCTTCCACGGCTCCACCTCGACCGCCTGGTGGGTCGGGTACGACACCGCCTGGGTGGCGTGGATCCATAAGACCGTCTTCGGTAGCGGCCCGTTCAGCGTCGGCCCCGACTCGGTACAGCTCGTCCAGGGCTTCTACGAGGTTGCCAGCGCCGACGACCACCCCTGCCACGACATGGGTACCGGCGTCGACTCGAATCCGATCGTGTCCGCCACCGGGTCGATCTACAACCTGTCCCTGACCGGTAGCGTGACGCCGGTGGACGTGTTCGCGGGCCTGGTCCCGCCGAGCGGTGTGACGAACAACCCCGACGCGTTCAATTTCGCCAAGACCGGGGCGAACGCTGGGCGCGGCAGCGGGCCGGGCTACAACTCGACGGGGACGGCGCCGGGCACAACCGGCGCCTGCTGACTCATGGCTAGCTCTCCCGAGTACCCGGACCTGACATGGGTGCCGCCGGCGTCCTGGACGAACGCGAACCGGTCGAGCGTGCAGCTGATCGTCATCCACACCACCGAGGGCAGCGAGGGCCCGACGTCGGCGGAGGACGGCGCCGCATACGACGCCCGCCGCACCGACGGCACCTCCACGCACTTCTTCCACGACTCCAACTCGACCGTGCAGTGCGTGCGCACGGAGGACATCGCGCACGCCGCCCGCCACGAGGGCAACCTGCGCGGCGTCCAGCACGAGCTGTGCGGCAGCGCCTACCAGGGCAGCAGTGGATGGGCCGACGCGGTCAGCCAGGCCACCCTCCGGCAGGCCGCGAAACAGTGCGCGCGGGACGCGAAGAAGTGGAACATCCCAGTCCGGAAACTGACCGTCGCGCAGGTCGCCGACGGGGTAAAGGGATTCTGCGGGCATGTCGAGATCACCTACGCGTTCCCGCAGGACAACGGCACACACACCGACCCGGGGCCGAACTTCCCGTGGTCGACGTTCCTGGGCATGGTCCAGGCCGAAATGGAGGAACCCGTGCCGCTCGACCAGAACGATCTCAACAACATTCGCGCGGTGGTGGACATCGCGCTCGCTTCCAAGTTCGACTCCGCCACGGCGATCGCCAACGAGAAGGCCCGGCCGTGGCAGTACAACGGCGGTGGCCTGCCGGGGTTCCTGCCGGCCGGCACTGGCACCCTGCTGTACTTCAGCGACCTGTGCAACAAAGTCAACACGCTGTTGCCGGAGATCCTCGCCAAGGTCACCGACGACGATGCGGAAGCCGAGCAGATCATCGCCACGGTGAACGCCGACATGGCGACCCTGCAGGCGGCCGTCGCGAACGTCGACGAGGAAGTCATCGCCAAACTGGGCGACGCCGGCATGACGGTCGCGGAGAAGGCCGACCTGCTGCGGGCCGTGCTCGGCGACGACGCCGCCGCCGTGGGTGCGCTGCTCGCCGCGGGCTGACCTGTCGGCGCGAAGGAGTAGGCGGCGTGAATGACACTGTTCCAGCTGAAGGCCATCGTCATGCTGATCGTGACAGCAGTGTGGGTGGTCTACGTCCTCGCCGCCGTGCTGCGAGGCAAAGATGTAGGCCTGGAGTGGATAGGCCTGCCCGGCGCGATCTTCTTCGCCATGTTCGGACAGATCAGGAGAAGGAACGGTAATGGCGGCAACGGATCGGCCCCGTAACCCCGGCGAGCCGGGTCATCCCGGCAAGCCCGGCGGACACGGCGAACCCACCGGCCGCGGCGGTGAGGGCGGTTCCGGCGGCGCCGGCGGCCGCGGCGGCGGTGACAGCGGCGAACCCGGTGGGCGCGGCGGTGAGGGCGGCCCGGGCGGGGCGGGCAGGAGCTACGACGGCGATGACAGGGTCAGCCGGTGGCTCGACTGGACGGTGCGGATCGTCGCGGTCGTGAGCCTGCTGCTGACCGGGCTGATAGCCGGGAAGGTGTTCAGGGCGTCGCAGTGCCAGGGCCGGTTCAACGAGCGGGCGACGGCCATCGCCCCGGCGCTCAACCAGGAACGGGAGACTCAACGGGCGACCAACCAGGCGGAATCCCAACTATGGCTGGCGGTCAGGCCTGGTGATCAGTCGCCTGAGCAGCGCAAGAGGCTGCAGGCGTTGTTCGCGGCCTATCAGGCGACGCTGACCGCGCGGAACAGTGCGCAGGTGGAGGCCGACCGGGCGCGTGCCGCTCATCCCATGCCGACGTGCAGCCCGCAATGATGAACGCAACCCGGACGATGGGCCGCACCTGCTGGGCTCTGACCTGGTAAAATAGACGTAGGTGACCCCCGCGCGACTGACATCGCCGGGGGTCTGGTGACCACCTTTCTGGGAGGTGCCCACATGGGCGATGCTACGTGCTCAGTCGACGGCTGTGACAGGACCGGCAGGGAACGCGGCTGGTGCCACATGCACTACAGCCGCTGGTGGCGGACTGGCGATCCGCTCGGCCGGTCGCGGATCACCACCGAAGAGCGGTTCTGGGCCAGGGTCGACGTCGGGGACTGCTGGGAATGGACCGGATACCGTGCACCCGGCGGCTATGGCCGCTTCGGTGTTGGTCGCAGCAAGAACCGGGAAGCTCACCGATGGGCTTGGGAACACCTTGTCGGTCCGATTCCCGACGGCCTTGAGATCGACCACCTGTGCCGCAACCATGCCTGCGTAAATCCCGACCATCTTGAGCCAGTTGTGCAGCAGATCAATACGCTGCGGGGCGAGAACTACGTAGCGCGTCATGCCCGCAAGACGCACTGCCCACAGGGCCATCCATACTCAGGCGACAACGTCAAGTTCTACAGGCGCCCTGGCGGCAATCACACCAGTCGTTATTGCCGGGCGTGTAATCGCGACCGGGTTAGGCGGAAGAAGGCCAGTGACTAAGCCGGATAGGACGATGGGCCGCAGATGCTTTGCGCACCATCACCGCGAGCAGGTGCCGCTCGAGGTTCATCACGTTTGGCCCAAGGGGGCCGGCGGTCCGGACCTGGCAGCGAACAAGATCACGATCTGCGCGAACGCCCACAGCTCGACCCATGATCTTTTGCTGAAGATGCTGAAGGCGGACACCATCAGGGTGCCGTGGCTGGTGCGGCGCCTGTACGGCCGGAAGGTCCGGCGGCTCGCGGTGGCCGGCTTTCAAGCGATCAAGACCAAGACCATCGTCACACCATGAACAGCGGTTACCTTGAACTCGGCCGGCCGACTTTCAGGTTTAGGGGCCGGATACTTGCATTCCAAGATCGGAGCAACCATGGCCGTCCTGACTCACACGTACACCAAGACCTATGCCCTGATGGACGCGTGGGCGTCGACGCTGCCATGGGAGCCGTGCGGCAGGCCAGGTCACCGGCACAGCCCCATGGTCGGTCAGCCGTGCGCCGTCGAGGATTGCCGCGAGCCACTCAAGGCGCGCGAGGAGTGCTACTACGTCACCCAGCTTGCGCGCGACGCCAACGGCGACGAGCAGGCCGTGTGCTGGCGGCACGTCCGGCCCGACGATGGGCCAATCACCGTGCCGAGGGGCTAGCTCGCGTGACCAGGAAGACCATCCTGTCGATCGCGTTCCTGTCGATCACCGGCGTCGCCGTCGGCATGGAGGTGTGGTTCGCGGTCGACCACGACCCGTCAACCCTCCCGTGGACCTGGTGGATCGCGACCTACGTCCCCGCGCCCATTACGTACGCAGCCATCGCCGTCCTCGTGTCGTTCCTGATGCCACACTTCATCGAGGCCTACGCCAAACGAAAGGCCAAGGTCATGATCACGACCACCATCCCGGCGACACCCGAACCGGGTGCGGCGAAGGAGCCGCTGCTGTCCGTCGGCACGGTCACCGCCCTGGTGGCTGCGGCGATCGCTGTCGCGACTGCGTTCGGGCTGCCGTTGAACGATGAGCAGCGTGGCGCTGTGTTGGTCCTCGTCGCCGCTGTCGCACCGTTCGCTGTCGCGCTGGTCGCCCGTAAGAAGGTGTTCAGCCCGGCGACCACAAGGGCGATGGTGGTGGAGGCGGCCGCGTCGGGTCAGGTGAAGACGGAGGCCACGGTGGTGCCCGCCGAGTCGCAGGGCCTGTCCGAGCCGAGGAATCCCGGCACGGGCGAGCGGCTCGCGTAGTACCCCCGCCTCCGGTAAGCTCAGCCCCGTTGGTGGCCCGCCTCGTCGCGAACCGCATCCACCGCCCCGCTTCGGCGGGGCGGTATTTTTTGTGCTCAGACCTCGTCGCCGGGTTCCTCGGCGATCTCCGGCCGGTGCTCACGGATCCATGCCTCGACGTCGGTGGACCGCCACACCCGGCCGATGCTGAGTACGCGCCACGGATCGGGGAAGTCCTTGCGGCCGATGATGATGTAGGCGCGCTGGCGGGACACGTTGAGACGCTTCCGGATCTCTTCCGGCCCCATCGGCTCCAGCTCCACCATACCCAACAAGATAGATAGTGCGTGATCTTGGCATGGCGGAAACCCTACGACAGGTCTAGAACGTCAGGTTGTCACGGCGTAATGTCGGGTGGCGGAGGCGGCGGCGATGATGATCAGCAAGTGGCCGCGATTCCACTTGCGGAATCCACTCTGACCCGTCGCCTCCCCTAACCGACTCGCGGCGGAAGGCACACGATGCACCTGTTCCCCTGGACCCGGCGACGAGCCCGACGGCGGCAGGCGATCGCCGAGGCCCAGGCCCGGCAGCGCGCCGACTACGACCGGGCGGTCCGGCGCATCACCGGGCAGGACGAGGACCGGGATCCGGCCGATGAGCGGGAGCGGCCGTGAGCGCGCACCTGCCGCTGCGCCCGTCGTGGGACTGCGCCGCGTGCGGGCGGCCGTGGCAGTGTGAGCCGGCGCGGGAGCGGATGGTCGCGGAGGCGGACACGTCGCTGCGGATCGCGGCCTGGTCGTGGCTTGAGGAGGCCATGCGGGACATGCCGGACGCGCCCGCGGGCGAGCTGTGGCAGAGGTTCGTCGGCTGGACGCGGAAGGCCTAAAAAGACAAGGACCCCGGGAAACCGGGGTCCCTTTCTTGGTCAGCTTCTGAGAGCGCTCTCTCGGCTCTAGCTCCCGATCCGCTCTACGTCGGTGACCTTGATCTTCAGCGACTTCACACGCCTGGTGGTGCTCGCGGTCTCAGCGCTGTCCGACTCGTACTGGTCGGCGTCCATGATCGTCAGGCTGTTGATCGCCGGACCGTCCTCAACGGGCCACACCTCGTAGGTCACGAGGTAGGTGTCACCGATGGCGACCAGATCACCCGGCCACCCCGCTTCTACCGTGTATGTGACGTTGCAACCGGCTGACCCGAAGCACTTCTGCCGCGTGATCTTCACCGTCAGATGGACGTCGGCCTTGGTGAGTACGGCCGCCTGCGCCGGCTCGGGGGTGGCTACTCCCAACTCGCCGGTGGGTGTGGGAGCAGCCGTGGCCGCGGCTGGTGTCGGGTCGCGGGTGGTGACCACGCCGGTGGTGGTGTCGTTGCCGCCGACGAGAGCACCGATGCCGGCGAGTCCGCAGACCGCCAGCACGACGGCACCGGTGACGGCGAGCGCCACGTTGCGGGCGGTGTGCTTCTTCGGCGCGGGGTCGGGTGGCAGCTGCTCGCCTTGCGGCGGCGGCGGTGGCCAAGAGTTCCAGCCGGTCGGGGGCTGGGGCGGTCCGGGCACGTGGGGCGTCCGGGGGTCGGGCAGGGTCATGGTCGTGCCTTCCTTGTGTGGATGGGTGGGGGTCGGACGCTCGCCCGCAGTGTGAGCGAGCAGTGGTGATCTAGCAACTCTGTGTCGTTGATCTGGCCTAGTCGGGTGATGTCGATCTGGCGGTTGGGTGAATGAATCGGAACCGGCGGCCTTCAATCAAGGCTCTTAACAGCGGGTTCACAGCACGGTTACAGGCGGGTTAACTCGACGGTCTCGCGGCCACTTCTGATCACCATCCAAGAAGGGACCCACATGACCAGGGCCATCGTCTTCGTGCCACCCGTCGAACACATGTTCATGTACGCCGACCAGTGCTACGAACACGCCGCCGCGAGGCACTACGACGTTGAAAGCTTCGTCATGGGCAACTGGCGCCAGGCAGCCGACATCCTCAGGGCCGGCTACGCCGAGGTGCTGCTGTACGCCCGGGATGAGCACCTCGACCCGCACCGCAAGCCCCGCATCGAACGGGCGACGCCGGATCTGCCGACGCTGCAGCCGGACGTGCGGGAGGTGTCCAGGTCGATGCTGCGCCGCCGCCGCCCCAACCAGATCGGCTAGTCCGGCGGGTCGCCCTCGCCGCCGAGACGGCGCCACAGCCATCGCTCGAACCGCGGCTTTGCCATGGTGTATATCAAATGGCACAGAAGCCACCACAGCGCCAGCATTACGCCGAGTGCCAGGAACACCAGCACAATTGCTAGATAGTCCATATTCGCAGCCTCCCTCACGCCGCCGCTCCAACGCCGCCCCAACCAGCTCTACTGAGCCGCGCCTTCGTCGCGGATCTGGTAGATCCGGCCTCGCGTCAGCCCGGTGTCCGCGACAAGATCTTTGACGCGTACGCCGGCCGCGATGCATTCACGGATGAGTTCGTCGCGGCGGTCCGCCAGTTGGCCGAGTTGCGCTACGGTCTGGCGCAGCTCGGCCCGCAGCTCGTCGGTCATTGGCCGGGCCTTTCGCCGCCGATCAGATGCTCGCGAACGTAAGCCGTGGTCGCTCCTGCATCGATCAGCATCAGCGCGTCATTGATGCCCTGCTCGCGACCCTGCTTCTGAGCCCAGCGCAGGTCAGCCAACGTGAAGTCTTTGGCCTCCAGATCGGGGCCGTCCTCCGGCTGCTTGCTATCGGTCGTCATGGATTGGTCCTTCCGCCGAAGTTGACCTTCGCTCCGCTTGCACTGCGCGAACCCTGCCTCCCGGACAAATGCGATTCGCTACGTTGCCTCCCGGACAAAACCGCCTGTGATCAGGAGTGCAAGTGGATCTCTTCTATTGGGGGTGGGGCCCTTCCGGGCCCCGGTTCCCTTTCAGCGCTCCGCGTTCCGTAGCCATAGATAGCCTTCGCCGGTGACTGCTCCGTCATAGACGAGGCCGGCGCGCTCCAGCTCGGCGTTCTCCAGCTCGTCAGCGTTTCGCACCCATCCGCCGTTACGGTTGCTGGCCTCGCGCAGCGCTCGTTTGGCCGCCCCGCTCAACTCAATCCTCGTGTGGCGCTTGATCTCGGTGGCCTGGCTGTCGATCATTTCCGGTTCCCTTCGTTCTCTCTTTGCCTTCCCCTAAAGTGTATAGCGGGCTAGACGAAGTGTCAAGCGGATTAGACAAAGAATCTTGGTCGGACATCACGCCACCGCCGGCAGACCGGCCACCGCGGCGCGCTTACGCGTCGTCCTGATCGCCACGTACCTTTGGGTCGTGGCGACCGACGCGTGACCCAGCAGCTCCTGCACCACCCGCATGTCCTCGCCGGACGCCTCGTACGCGGCGGTCCCGAACCAGCGCCGCAGCTTGTGCATGCTCAACTCCGGCTGGCCCAGCACCTTCTGCAGTTGCCGGTTCCCCTGGTGCGAGACCTGCTGCCGGGTCAAGCCGCCGGCGATCAGCCCGGGCGGCAACGCCTCAATGGCCTGCCACACCCGTTCGTGGGTGGGCACGATCCGCGCCTTGCCGCCCTTGCCCTGCACCCACAACTCGTCGGCGGTGACATCACCGCGGTCGAGCTGCGCGATCTCGATGCAGCGCAGCCCGGCGTGCGACGCCAGCAGGAACCACACCAGATAGGGCTGGGCGGCGCCGGCGAGCACCGCCTGCACCTGGCCGGTCGGGATCCGCTGGGTGGCCCGGTCCGGCATGCTCAACCGGGGCAGACGGCGGGCCGGGTTGAAGTCCAGGCGCGGTTCGTCCGGGTCGCACGCCCAGGCGAAGAACCCGCAGACGACGGTGCGGTACCAGTTGCGGGTGGCCCGGCCGTGCCCGTCGGTGTTGATCCAGTCCCGGAGTTCGTCTTCGCAGGCGGATGTCAGGCCCTGCGGTAGCTCCCGGTCCATGCGGGTGAGCAGCTCGAGGTAGCCCTCGACGGTGGAGTCGGCACGGCCGAGGTCGCGCAGGTGCCGCCGGTACGCGGCGAGGTGGCCGGTCATCACGGCCGCCACTCGTCTCGCCACTGCTTGCCGGCCACGATGTTCACCCAGTAGCCCGGGTATCCAGTCGCCCTCCAGCCGGTCATGGTCGCCAGCCTTCCTGGTAACCCGGCCGGTCGGCGAAGGGCAGTGCGAGCAGGCGGACGGTGGGGCAGGGGTAGGGCTCGTGGTAGTAGCGGGAGCCGGACTCTTTGCACGTCTCGCAGACGTCCTGTCCAGCGCGCTGACCGTAGGTATCCCCCGCCATTGCCTCATGTTCGTCCAGGATGCGCCGCTTGGCGTCGACCTCGGCCAGCACGCGGGCCGGATCCCACCGGGCGATGTGCTCAGCGGTCACCCGGCCTGGCGTCGAGTCCTCCTGGTGCACGACGGTGTAGCTCTCGGCGCTGCGGATCTTCCCGTCGTAGCCGCGATCGTCGTAGTCGAGGTGCCACGGCGGCGTGTCCTCGCGTGCGGCATCTCGCGCCACCCGCTCATCGTCATCCAGCTGGGCGCGCAGCCACGTGATCAGCTCGTTCATCGGTCGGCCCGCCGGCGCTGCTCGGCCAGGTCCAGGCCGGCGAGGACGTTGCGGATCTGGCGCCGCGCTTCGACATCGTCGAGGCCAACTACCTCGACGAGGATTCTGATCCGCTCGATCGCCCAGACGGTCTCGCGGCCGGGGTAGCGGGCCATCTGTGCCGCGAACTGCTCAACCTCGTCGAGGGAGCGCTGCGCGTCGGCTACGGTGGTTACGTTGGACATGGGCTGCAGGTCTCCTCTGCGGTCAAGGCTCCCGGTTGGCGTTCGCGCGCTGGCCGGGGGCCGCTATTTGTTTGTGGGTATCGATGCTTGTGGGTCTCAGGATGCTACGGCCATCGGCCGCTTGACCGGCCTGGTGTCGCGTGGCCGCCGGCTGCTCAGCGGTGTGGCCGATGGCGGCCCGTTGGGGTCACGCCGCGGCTGGCCGAACCGGCGAGGTGCGACGTGCCGGACGGGCTTCGGGTCATCCTTACGGCCGGGTCGACTTAAACGAGGATTGAGGTCGTCGCTGACCGAAGGGTTGGCTGGTATCAGCTGAAGGACCGATACGTCGAGGGCGTCGGCGATCTGCTGCATGTCGTTGACGCCGATCTCTTGCGTCCCCGTGAGCCGATAGCTGACCCATGACGGCGAGACGCCGAGCTGGGCTGCCAGCTGTCGGCCGCTCATCCGTCGCCGCGCCAACAGCGCGCGGATCTCTTCCGCGACAAGGTCGCTGAGCGTCGCGGAGCGCTCATGTGCCTGTGTCATAGCGCAACTCTGATCGCATTCCGGTATCACGTCAAGTCCTAGCGAGAGATTGGCGCGAAATTCTTGACGACGTTGCGCCAACCGTGACACTGTAGCGCCATGACCGATGAACCCGCTGAAGTCGCAACGCCGACACGCCTGGCCATTGCTGCCGAAGTACGGGCAGAGCTGGCTAGGCAGAACAAGACCCAGCGCGAGGTGGGCGACATCCTCGGCCTGCCGCAGGCATCGGTGCAGTTCCGCCTCGTCGGGAAGCGCTCCTTCCGCGCGGAGGAGATCGTCACCCTCGCTGACGCACTCAACGTCCCGGTCGAGCGGTTCCTCAACATCCAGAACCTCGCAGAGGAGCGCGCGTCATGACGTACGAGTACAAGAGGACCGTCGCCGCCGCGGTGGCGGAGACCCAGAGCAAGTTCGCCCTGGCCGAGGCCCTCGCGACCGAGATCCCCCCGAAGCGGCGCGGGCCTGGCCCCGAGATGACCGTCACCGAGCACCTGATCCTCGTCCTGCTGGAGATCAAGAAGGCCGGCGGCGAGGCGCGATCGGTGGAGATGCTCGACGAATACCGCCGCACCGCCCTGTGGGTTTCAGGTGGTAACACCCGAAACTTTGAGTGGATTTCGGGCGCTTCGTTCACGACGCATAACGAAGCGCGGAGGGCGGGGCTGTCTTACGAGGAGTTCGCGGCCAACCCGAAGCGGCCTGCCCGCCAACCCGATACCGCCAAGAAGGCCGAGGCCGCGCGGAAGCTGCTCGACGACCCCGAGGTGGTCAAGCAGGTCATCAACGACCCGGCCACCCGTACCAGCGTGCGGAAGGCCCTCGACGAGGCGTACGCCGGCGCGCCGAAGCCGTACGCGGACCACACCCAGAAGCAGCCACACGACCACGAGGTCGAGGTGCTCGTCCGACTGCGCGCGATCAGCGCAGCCATCAAGACCGCCACTGACGTCATTCAGGCTGGCCCGCCACTGGGCGCCACCACCGAAGACCTCGCGGCCGTCATCGACTGGCAACTCAACGCCCTGGGCATCCTCCGAGCCGTGGTGGCCGGCCGCTCCGACATGGACGCCGAACTCGCCAAGATCCTGGAGAACGGAGCATGAGCCGCCACCGGGTCGAGAACCGGGCGCACCTCATCTACGACTACCTGTGCCAGCACCTCGGGCAGGGGTTCACCATCGACGAGCTCTGCCACGCGGTCGGGATCAACGACGGCGCGACGACCCGTAGCGCCATTCGCCGCGCCCGCGACCTGGCCACCGAGGCGGGACTGCACTTCCCACCCGCCGTACCCACGACCGGGTTCACGTACCTGGTGACCAGGCTGCCCGGCGACGCACTCGACCCGGCGCTGCACATGGCCCGCATCGAGACGGGTGTCCGGATCCGCAAGCAGGACGGCACCGAGTACATGCGCCGGCACCTGCGTGACGTACCTCCCGAGCTTCGACCCATAGCACGGGCGTTCGTCAATATCGAGCGGAAGACGGAGCGTGCACTGGCCGAGCTGCGGCGGGAAGCGGACGACATGATCGTCGAACTGGTCGCGCTGCGCCGTAGCGATCCGGAGCGGTAGGCCGTGACCAGCCCCGGCGGACCCGGGCCGAAGCCGACCGGACCCAGCCACCCGACACCGACCGGCCCCGGCCGCGGCAACGCGCTGCCCGACCTGCCGCCGCTCGGCGAGGTCGTCCTGTCCGCCAGGATCCTCGGCGAGCAGCTCATCAACGCCCTCGGCCGCGACTTCAACCCGCAGACCGCATCCAGCGTCGAGGCGTACCCCGGTGAGCCGCTCGCCCACGTCAAGCTGGCCATGCTGCGCTCCGACGTCCTGCAGGTGCTGCGCGGACTGACCGAGGTGGGTCGCCTCGCCGCCGGGGACGCGGCCGACCGTGCGCGTTTCCCAGACCGCCCGGGTCCGGACGCCCGGGTGCAGACGCTGACGCCCAGCGGTGCCGCCGGCTCGCCCCCGGCGCGCGAAAGCGAGGACGCGCCCCACGCCGTCCGAGCAGGCGCAAACGTGACAGCACCACCGACGTAAAGCGGCCCGCCCCGGTATCTCGGGACGAGCCGCGGACAACCCCACCCAGCACGCCGAAAGGACAGAAGGGGTCGACCTGATGGAGACGATAGCCGTGGTCGAGCGGGAAGAGAAACAGGCGCGGGACCTGAGACGCGGCGACTGGACGGCACTCTGGTTCATCGCCGAGGTGCGCTACGCCGAGGTGTACGTCGAACGCGGCAGGGAGGTCGTGCTCGTCGTCTCCCGGGATCCCCATTACAGCCATCCCGAGGTCGACCGCCTCGACGCCGACCTGCGAGTGACCCTCGCCAACCCGGATGAGATCCCGGAGGACGCGTTCGGGTCCGGCCGTGAGGTCGACGCCGATGTCGACCTGTCCGTGGGGATCCCGCCATTCGTCGACGGCCACTTCCACACCGGACGTGTCGACCATGGCTGAGCTGAGACTCCCGAGTGGCCACATCGCCCTGCTGGATGACGACGATCTACCCGCCGTGCTCGCTGCCGGCCCGTGGCATGTCCAGCGGGACGGCCATATCTGGTACGTACGCCGCGCGTCACGTCATCGACACGTGTTACTGCACCAGGTTTTGACGGGTTGGCCACAGACGGATCACATCAACGGTGACGGTCTGGACAACCGGCGCGAGAACTTGCGCCCCGCCAACAACTCGCTGAATCAGGCCAACGCCAGAAGACGCCAAGACAATACGTCGGGCTATCGGGGTGTGACACGGCGCTTATCTGGTCGCTGGAGCGCGCGCATCGGACGTGGTCAGCGCCTGATTCACCTCGGCACGTTCGATACGCCCGAGGCCGCCGCCCGGGCCTACGACGCCGCGGCCATCGAGGCGTGGGGCGAGTATGCACGTCCCAACTTCCCGATCCGAACACCCGCCTGAGACCGCCGGGCTGTTGCCCCCCGCAAGCCCGGCAGGCCCGGGACATCGGGAGTGTCAGATCCGATGTCCCGGGCCACCACCCCGTACCACCCGAACCGCACATCCGGAAGGCCACATACAAGCTATGACGACCACGTACGCCGATGACTTCGACACCGGCGAGATCCAGATCCCACGCCACGGCGAGCACACCGCCAACCTGGCGCCGTTCACGATCCTGCCGCCCGCATTCCGCCGACCCGACGCGACCGGGGAGCTCCCAGCTGTCACTTGGCACGACACGGGCATTGGCATCTTGCGCCCGATCTCGCCCGCACCGCCCGTCGAGGACATCACCGAGACGGTGGTCTTGCGGTATGCGGTCCCTGGCCCGCGGCATGCGGCGCCCGGCCGGCCGGCCAAGACGCGTCGTAGTCGCGGACGGCACCGACGCCCGTCGCTGCTGGGGCGCGCCTGGCGCCGGTTGGTCGGTGATGTCCGATGACCGACACCAAGCCGGAGGCCGACGGCTCCCGGGTCATCACCCCGGCCGAGATCGACGCGCTGAACGGCCGCAGCCGGCTGCTGCGCGGTGCGAGCCTGTGGCCAACCCAGCCGCTCCGGGTGCGCCGCTTCTGGTGGCGCTGGACGGTCGCCGCGCACCCAACCGGCAGGGTCGTCGCCCAAGGCCACGCATTCTTCGAGCGGTGGGCTTGGCACCGGGCCGGCCGGGCCGCGGCGCAGATCTACAACGAGCGCCAGGCCGCGCGGAAGGACGAGGGCGAGTCATGAACGACGAGGTCACCCAGGTCGAAAAGGGCCACTGCTTCGTCTGGCAGACCGACCGCTATCCCGACCCTGTCTACTGCGTGGTCACCCGGGTTGCCCGGGACGGCTCTTGGGCCGACCTTCGCTGCCGTGGCGGATCCGCTGCATGGACTAAGCGCCAGCCCCTGCCGTTGTCGCCCGGTTTCCGGCGTGTGGAAAGAGGAGCGTCGTGAGCGAGTTCCTCATCTGGTCGAACGAGCACGGCATGTGGTGGCGCGACAACGAGTCGGGCTACACCCAGCACATCGACGAAGCCGGCCGCTACGACCGGGCCGACGCCGAACGCATCGTCGCGAAGGCCACCTTGGACGGGCAGCTGTCCATGCAGCGTGAGGACCCACGCAACGGCCGACGGTACGAGGAGTTCTCCGAGGTCATCGTCGCCGCACCCGAAACGCTGGAGGCAACCAAGTGAAGATCGCTCGCAGGGACAACGGCCGCGGCCACTGGTACATCGACCTCGACACCGGCGAACGCGTACCCGGCGTCACCACCCTCGTCGGCGACGGCATGCCCAAACCCGCCCTACTCAACTGGGCCGGCGAAGCCACCGCCGAATACGCCGTCGACAACTGGGACGACCTCGCCAAACTCTCCCTGTCCGAGCGGCTCAAGAAGATCAAAGGCGGCCGCTACGAGAAACGCGACGCCGCATCCAACAAAGGCACCCAGGTCCACAAGATGGCCGAGCGGCTCATCGCCGGCGAGAAGGTCACCGTCCCCGATGCGCTCACCGGCTACGTCGACTCCTGCGTGAAGTTCCTCGACGAGTTCGACGTACGCGCCGTGCACGTCGAAGCCGTCGTCTACTCCGAAACCCGCCGGCACGTCGGCACCACCGACCTCATCGCCGACGTGCTGCTCCCGGACATGCCCGAGTACGACCACATCGACCGCGGCGAAGACGGCTACTCCCGCGGGCTGCTCGACTGGAAGACATCCAAGTCCGGGATCTTCGGCGACGTCGCCATGCAGCTGTCCCCGTACCGGTTCTCCGAATACCTGATCACCGCCGACGGCGAGGTCATCGACATGCCACCGGTGGACTTCTGCGCCGGGATCCACCTGCGCCCCGACGGCTACACCTTCGTGCCGTTGCTGTGCGGCGAGGAGCAGTACCGGGACTTCCTCTACATCAAGGAAGTGGCGCGGATCCAGGCCGGGCTGCGGGATCTGGTCGGCGAGCCGATCGTGCCACCGACCGCATCGGTCTACGTGCTGGCCAAGGACGAATCAGAGGCTGTGTCATGACGACCCCGATTGGCGTTGCAAGCCTCGCCGCCGCTCTGGCCAAGGTCCAGGCGAAGCTGCCCAAGCTGGAGCGCGACCGCACGGTGACGGTTGAGCCGAAGGACCCGAAGAAGGCCCCCTACTCCTACAGCTACGTAACGCTGGCCAATCTCTCCGACGCGATCCTGCCCCTGCTGGCGGAGAACGGCCTGTCGTTCGTGGCCATGCCGGGCGCCGGAGCGGACGGCAAGATGTGCATCCGATACCACCTCCTGCACGAGTCCGGTGAGGCGCTGACCGGTGAGTTTCCGATCTCCGGTGAGGGCGGCATCCAGATGATCGGCGGCCGCATCACGTACGCCAGGAGGTATTGCCTCGCCGCGTTGGTCGGTGTCGCCGCCGACGAGGACGACGAGTCTCGGCTGTCCGAGGACGGGTCGCCGCGCACCGCCCAGCGTGGCGCTCAGCCTGCGCGGCCGAAGCCTCCGGCACCCGCGGCCGAGGACGACGCGAAGACGGCTCAGCGGGCCGCACAGCCCCCGCGCACCGCTCCGCCTCCGCTGCCCGGCGATGACCCCGACGGGCCCGTGGCACCGGTACAGCACCGGCAGATGCACGCGCTGTGGCGCGAGCTCGGCTACGCCGGCGACGAGAACCGGGGCCAGCGACTCGCGATCACCGCGAAGATCGTCGGGCTGCCGGATCTCGAGAGCAGCGCCGACCTCACCTGGGCGCAGGCCGACATGGTGATCGACGCGTTGAAGGAACGCAAGCAGCGCATGATCTCGGACGCCGAGCGATGACCGACTGGAACGTTCTGCGCAAGTGCCCGGTGTGTTTCGCCGAGATCGGCAAGCCGTGCATGTCGATGACCGGCACCGCCGAGATACCGCGCGACCGTCCGCACCTGCGGCGCCGGCCACGAACCCGCACCGCAGCGAAGGAGCCGACATGAGCGAAACGTGGGCATCCCTGGACGACCGGGGCGTGGACGATCGTGGGCCCGACGAGACGCACCTGTACTGCTGCAACCCCGACCGGGCGTTGTGCGGCGAGTGGTTGTCCGGGCGGCTCGTCGCCGAACACGAGGACCACGCCGGCGACTGCATCGTCTGCCACGGGTTGGCCGAGATGGACATTGCGTGCGGTGCGTTGTTCTGTCGCCTGCGCAGCTTGTGGCGAGGGTGGCGGTCCCGGTGAGCGACCTGTGCACCGACCCGGACTGCGTTTACGCCAATATCCGCAGCCATTCCCACATGACGCGTGAAGAGTCTCAGGCCCGCGCCCGTCGCTTCGATCTGCCGGGTGGCGAGTCCACGGCGGCCGCGCTGCGCCGCGCCGAACAGGAACGCGACAGGGCGCTGGCCGAGGTATCCGGCGTCCGTGCATCACTGGCCGAGCTCGCAGACGAAGTCGACGACCTCAAGGCCACGCTCGCCATGCGCACCGGGCAACTGATGGCGTCCCGCCGACACGTCCAGCAGGCCGACGCCGAACGCGACCTGGCCCGCGCCGAGTTGGCGTCCGCGCGGCAGGAGCTGGACGCGATACGCCGAGAGGCAGGTGCGACGTGACTTGCCCGGCGACGCCGTACGGCCGGCCCCTGTGCGCGCAACTGCTCATCGACAACATGGCCGCGATGGGCACCGAGGTCACCGTCAGCACCGCCCCGCCGATCGTCCACGGCCGGTACACCGTCGACCCGTTCCGCTGCCCGCACGGTGTCGCGTACTGGATCGAGCCCACCGGCGAGCAGATCTGCGCCTGGGTCGAGGCGGGAGTGGAATGACTATCCGCGCCCGGCGTGACATATCCGCCACCGACCCCGCCTGGGAACACCACTGCGGCCACCGCCACCAACCCGGCACACCGTGCCCGCCCTCAGCTGTGTGGCTGGTGTTGGCCATGTGCCGGGACTGCATGCCACGCACCGGCGCCTACTGCCGCCGCCACGACACAAAGGGAACGATCCAGTGACAGAGATTGAGTTCGACCTGTTGGCGCTGACGTACCAGGTGATCGCGACACGCGACGAGTGGTCGGCCACGGACCTCGCGGATGCCGTCCTGGAGGCCACCCCGCAAGACGCCATGCGTGCCGCCTACCGGACGGCGCTCGGCGGCTACGTACGCCAGGCGCTCGGCAATGCCCCCCTCTCAGACCCCCGCCCCGGCCATACGCCAAGCGACGCCCACAGGACTCTCGCCGGGGCGGGCGCTACTCCCGACGCCGCCGACCACATGCGGCCCGATGCCCAGAGCAGATCCGTCGGCGGCGTCGGGGTTCCTTCGCGGCGGCTCGCGCTGTTCCGCGCCAACGGGTTCCGGATGCGCATCCACGCCGCCCCGGGCGTCTACAAGCCGCTGATCGACTGTTCGGCCGATGAGTTGCTGTACGCCGCCGCAGAGAGCGATCGGCACGCGCGTACCAACGCCGCCGCTGCCGGGCGGTATCGCAGGCTCGTCAAGCTCATGCGCGAGCACAACGCCAAGACACCGGCCGACCTGCCCGCCGAAGTGCTGGAGGAGGCGTTCGGCGATGACGACGCCTAGTCTCCAGCCCACAGTTTCCCGCGCCGACCATCACCTACTCGATGACCATTCGATCCACGTCGGCGCGGGCCCTACTCCCGGTCGGGCCATCGGAGAGTCGATGCCCAGGGTCACTACGCCCGACCGGGCCACTACTCCCGCCCCGGCCAGGTGTGCCACGATGCCCAGTCGGATCTCGCCGGGGCGGGCGCAACTCCCGACGCCGCCCATTTCACGATCGGAACCCAGTGACCGTGCGGCGGCGTCGGGGCCCATCCTCGAGGATGCGCGGCTGTATCTGCTCGCCGCGCAACTTGACAATGTGGAGGCGCTGCGCATTGCGGTGGAGAACCGTCACCGGCAGGCCACCCGGGACGTCGCGGACGTTGACGGGCATCTCCGCGGGCTCGGCCTGCCGGCGGACGATCCGGTGGTCGCGCAGTCGGCGCACCTGATCGAGGCGATGTCGAAGGCCGAGCATTCGATCGAGTTGGCCCTCAACCGGCAGCTGCGGACGCATCCCCTGGGCGCGTGGCAAAAGGCGACGCTGGGTGTTGGCGAGAAGCAGCTTGCCCGGCTGCTCGCCGTCATCGGCGACCCGTACTGGAACGTCACGGCTGACGCGCCACGGACCGTCTCGCAACTGTGGGCCTACTGTGGCCTGCACGTACTCGCCGCGCCGCACCCCGACCAGCGGCGTGCCGATGCCCAACCCAGCGGCGTCGGGGTGGCGGCGCGGCGTCAACGTGGTCAGCGCGCTAACTGGTCGGCGACCGCGAAAAGCCGGGTGTGGCTGATCGCGGCGTCATGCCTGAAGCAGGAACGTTCGCCGTATCGGAAGCTCTACGACGAGGCGCGCACGAAGCACGCCGAGGCGATGCATATCGCGCCGTGCGCGCAGTGCGGCCCGGCCGGTAAACCCGCGCAACCCGGTAGCACTCTTCGCCCGGGTCATCAGCACGCCCGTGGCATGCGCGTCATGTCGAAAGAGATTCTCAAGGATCTCTGGGTGGAATCCCGTCGCCTGCACGGACACCTGCCCCCGGCCAGCGATCCGTCGATGCCCAAGGCACGTGCGCCGGGGGCAGGTCCGCGTTGTCCACAGCCGCCGTCCACAGGGGTGTGAGCAATTGGGCGCCCATCTCGTGTCTCAGGCTCTGGCTCGCTGGACGCATGTCAGCGACCGGGCCTTCCGCGTGCTGATCCGCATGGCTGTGACCGCTCTTGACAACCCCAGCAAGGGAAGACCGGCCGCCGTGTATCTCGGCGGCCGGGACCTTCTCGCCATGACGTTACGGACCGAGAAGAGCACCGCGCGGACCCGCAACCGGGCCGTGCAGCGGGCGCTCGCCGAACTGTCCGAAGCCGGTGCGATCAAGCATGTCCGGGGCGGCTGGGCGGGTCAGCACGCGGTGTACCGGCTGACCCTCGACGGCGTCCGATCCATCGATGAACGCCCATCCGGTCCCGAACGAATGGGTGGCCCTACGAGCCACCCAAAGGGTGGTCTTAAAAGCCACCCTATGGGTGGTCCCAGCGGTACCAAAAGGGTGGCTCCTGAGGCCACCCCAAGGAACCAAGAGGAGTTACTAGATGAGCGAGGAGAGGAAGAAGTGGTTGATGTTCGTCCGGCCGTCACTGTTGCGCGCGCGACCGAAGCCGACTCGAAACCCCACCCCGATTCCCCGCCGAAGCCGACCCACTGCGTTCACGGCCTGAAGATCCGGCACCGACCCGACGGCCGCCCCTCGTGCGCGCTCTGCCGGATCGCCGAGACCCGACCCGGTGTGGCCATGCCGATCCCCGACGACCACCTGGCCGTCGTCATCCCGCTGCGGACGGAGGCCATGTGATGACCAAGGCGGGAAAGCTTTTCGACATCGCCGAACGCGGCATCCCACCCGTCGCCCTGCACGACGACATCGCCTGCCGCGGCGAAGACACCACCCTGTTCTTCCCCACCAGCGACTGGGACATCGGCCCCGCCATCGCCATCTGCCGCCGCTGCCCCCACCAGGACGAATGCCTGCAATGGGCGCTCGACACCCGGCAGGGCTACGGGATCTGGGGCGGCACCACCCCGGCGCAGCGGCGCATCATGCTCAGGAACCGGCGGGACACGTGATCGTCCTACTCGGCCGCCGGCACGCGGCCCTCGTCTTCCGGCACCTACGCGCAGGCCACGGCCTGTCCCGCCGCGACATCGCCGCCCGGCTGTTCGTCAGCCCGAAGACCGTCGCGAACCGGGAACGCTGCGAGCTCGGCATGAGCACCGATGTGCTGCTCGACATGGCCCACGTGTTCGGCTTCGACGTGGCGTTGATGCCGAAGCGGCATCCCGGCGTACGCCCCACCGGCACCGGTTGGCCCGAGGTGACGGGATGATCGGCCCGTACGAGACCCGCCTGTGCGAATGGTGCAACCAGCCCGTCGGCGAATGCGAATGCGGCGGCGGCGGGTGGGACGACGACGACGACGACCTCGGATGCCCGTGCGGCGGCGGCTGCTGGGACGACGCCGACCTCGACGACCGGCCGTGGACCTACCGGCCGACCATCACCATCGACACCGGAGGGTTGACGTGAGCCGTCCGCGGCGGCGCGTCTGGATGGGCGTGAGCGACCTCAGCGACCGGGAGGTCGACGTCCTCCGCCTCGCCGCCGAGGGACTCACCTACGACCAGATCGCCAGCAAACTCAACATCAGCCACCACACCGTCCGCAGCCACATCAGCCGAATCATCCAGTGCCTTCACGCCGGCAACACCGCACACGCTGTCGCTGTCGCCTATGAGCGCGGCATCCTCGCCGCCGACCCGGCCGAAGCCGAAGCCGTCCGCCTCGTCCGCCTAGCCGAAGCCATGGGCTACCGCATCGCCCTCGTGCCACGGGAGGAGACCCGATGACCTGCACCAGGACCTGCCGCATCCCCGGCGGCAACGGCGCTCATTGTGGCAAATGCCATGAGTCCTTCGGCGCGGTGTCGACCTTCGACAAACACCGCCAAGGCGGCGCCGACAACCGGCACTGCATCGACCCGGCGACCATCGGCATGCACCGGGACGCCTACGGATACTGGCGCCGCGACTCCGACCATCCGCATCCACATGCCGGTTCCGCGGTGACGGTAACGGCGCGGGACGGCGAAAACCCGTCCGGGGTAGGTCGGGATACCTCCGGACGTCCCGACCCCGCAGAGACCGCCACGGCGCGCCACGCGTCAACGGCATCCGCACCTGCGGAGCGACCTGCCCGCGCGGAACGGACCCGCGTCTCGCTGAGCATCTCGGCATTGAGCCGTGGATGCTCACTGTCGACCCGGACGGCCGCTGATGACCGGTGAGGGGCGTCGGGACCTGCGCCGATACCGGCAAGGCGCAGGGAAAATCCCCAAAACCCACCGCGCCGCCGACTACAGCAACGGCCGCAAAGGCGGCTGCGCCATCACCACGCTCGCACTGGCGGCAATGCCCGCAGCCGGCGTGTGGGCCCTGATCGAACGGCTGGTGAG